ATAATATATTTATATATTTAATAAAAAATAAGACCATATAGGCCAAATATGAGCTCCGGGTCAAATATTTTAAATAAAAAAATTTTTTAATATTATTTAGTCTAAAAATTAATAATGTTCGGTTTTGTAATAAATTTTTACCGGATATAAAGCCGCAAATCTACAAGGCTTCAAGCAAATTCCCAGCTGTAATTTTCCCGGAAATAACCCCGAGAGAACACTGGATTTCTCCACGGCATTATTCCCGTACCGTTTTTCAATCTATCATCAAATTGCAGCATTGTTGCAATTCAGTTCTAAAACTGCCATGAAACCGTAACTAAACTTGAGTTGTTTCCGTCCGATTCTGGCGCAGTGCTGTAAATCTACAAAGATTCACTAAAATTCCTACCCAGTGATTCTGCGGAAATGGCTCCGAGAGAACACCAGATAGGAATTGAGATTTTAAACCATATCAACTTTCAGTGTTGTGTTTGTTCCACCACTGTTTCCACTCCTCTGGAGTAAGTCCGGTAAATATCACCAGACCTACAGATATTAAAATGAATGTTGCCATATTATTACCAGTTTAAACGAAGTAAATTAGTTTTTGTATCTTTACTGATGAAGTTATTTACGAAACCTGCATGCAACCAGTTCCACGCCGCGTCGATTGCGTAACCGACATTGGTTTCAAGCGCACTACAACCGACGCAATAATCGGCTTCATACTCGTCAGAACAGCCGAATTTATAATGCATCCAATCTGCAACCTCGCTATTATCTGGACAGTATTCTCTTTGCAAATCTTCGTCACTTTAATAACCATGTGAATAAGATTCCATCATTTCTCCAAGAGCTCTACGGAACAGAAGTGTGTGACTTTCAAGGCAGAGAACTGGTTTCTGTTGAACGATATTCTGCATTTCGGCTGCGAAGTTCATAGTTTCTTCCTCGTGCTGGATGAAAGCCATAATTCTAGTCTTGGTATAGAAAAAGTATGAAACCTGAGGTTCTTCAGCATTTATATAATGTATAGTATAACACCAGGTGTTATCTTGGTGTGTTTCTGTAATATTTTATTTATTTCCTGTATTGCCCAGCTAGCGCCTTTTTTAAATCCGTCTACTCTATATTGGCTATCATAAACTGAGCCATAATCACAAAGCTTATTTGCAGCTTTTTCTATCTCTTCTTTGTTAATTATTACGCTCATAATTCTATCTGTTTAAATCTGGTTCAAGGATAATACAATAAGCCGCGGAAACGACATCCAGGATGTCATCTGTATAACCTTGAATACCATTCCACTTCAGCCAGTTATCTACTTTATTCCGAGGCGTCATTTCTTTTATTTTCTCTGGAGAATACTCACAATCATTCTCAAGGCAACCCAGTAACAAGTCTGTTTGGTCTTCGTGTGTAGTCTTAACCTGTTTATTCATTGAGGCAATACACTTATTCGTGAGATAGCCAAGTGTTCGATAATCAACTGTCTTATGAGCTGAGTTTGCTAATTCTTCTTCAGCAATTTTAGTAAGAGCATACTCGCTAAATTCTGCTGCTAAATCCGGGCGTTCTTCTTTAATATTCTTAATAAGAACTAATGTTACATATTTCATAATCAATTAAAGCTATAAAGTGAAACATTACAATTATACTCGCCAGCCCGATATGTGTAGTCAGGTACAAACACGGACTTACCATCAGGCGTTACAAGAGGCTTGTTGTTATAAACCGCTAAAAAATCCTGAGATTCAAGAATTGTCAGAGACTTAAGACCTTCTTGACTTGTAATTTGGCCATCGCCAAAGTTATCAATCAAAAATACACCTGGATTCTGGCCCTTATACAAGGTAACAACTCTGAAATCATCAGATGTGATACTAGAAAGAGACAAACTCTTAATCAAATCAGTTGCTTTCATAATTCTATAATTTTAATTGTTAAACTTATTATGTTTTATCTGAGGGCAAAATTACTAATAATTTTTGAAACGAAAAAATTTTTTATGTTAACAGTAGTTAATTGAAATGTTAAAGTTTGTAGGCCTAACTTGCCGGTTTCTATATTCAGATGTCAGCTTTCTAGCTAAACTCATTTCTAGGTACCTAGAACTCATTATTTTATATTGAGATATATAATTATACTATTTAATAAAAATAATGCGATACAAGTCAAATATACTATATAATTTAATATATTATTTATATATGAATATCTGAAAATTTTAAAATTTGCTGCCAGCGAGCCGTTTCTATATAATACTATAAAAAACAATAGGTAACCGTTTCACAACGATTACCTATCTACTTACAAACAATTAAAATTTTATTAAAATTATGAGTTCTATAGTGATAGAACCAGTAGTGCCAAGGCAGGGACTCGAACCCTGCATAATCCCTTTAAACAGAGCGGCAGAATTTGTTTTACTTGGCGTTTAAAAAGCTCCTAGGACCACAGTCCCTTAGTCGCTTCCTAGGAGCTAAAAGATATGTTATGTATGATAAAAGTATATAAATGGCCTTTATTTATTACATGAGGTCTCCAGTATCAGAAGCCGCTGCATCTACTGCCTCTTTAGCCTCAGCTTCTGCACCAGCTTCCTGCTCATCGTGCTTAGCATCAAGAGCTGCTTTAGCATTGTCATACTCGAGCTGCTTGTTCTGAAGTGCTTCCTGAGCCTTTTCCAAGGCTTTCTGTGCTTTCTTGAGAGCCTCTTCTGCACGGATTACCTTCTCTTCGGGAGTAAGAGCAGTTCTTGGCCGACGCTCAGCGCGTGTCTGCCACTTAGTCTGGAACTCCTTGTAAGTCTCATCAGCATCATCCAATGGAAGCAAGCCTTCTGGCTCTGTGATAACCACTTTACCACCTTCGGCCTCATCCTTGGCTGAATGGATTGCCTTGTGAGTGAACTTGTGAGTGCCATTCTCATCCTTGAAACCAATGCGGAAGAATACTGTACAAGAGCGCTTGTCCTTGATGATAGTCTCAATTCGAGGGTCTGTCTTAGTCTCATCGCCGAGGTCAATCTGACGACCTACGTAAGAACCAGCTGCCTCTACAATCTCATCGGCCTGTGCCATCCACTCTTCAGTGTCAACCTGAGCCTTACGACGAGCGCCTGTCTTCTTAGCCTTGTGAAGTTCTACAGTCTCTGGCAAGATTGTAACCTCCTTGAATACCTTGTAGAACTGGCGACCTGTAGGATTCTCATCTGTAATATCAGACTGGATAAGTAAGTAGCAGCGCATAGCTCGCTTCTCCTTAAGAACTCCCTTGACATAACCACCAACCTTGATAGCGGTACCAGGCATAAGTGTCTCACAACGATGACCGAGAGCTTCCTCATTTGCCTTTGCAACCTCAGCATCAAGCTCCTCCATGCTCTGCTTTGGCTTAGCCTCACGCTTGGTCTTAGGTTTTGCCTCTTTGTTCTCACCGGACTCAGAATTCTGCTTAGCTGCCTCCTGCTCTGCGGCATCGATAGCTGCTTGCTCCTCTGCAGAAAGTCCTGCATCATCAGCTGGAGCCTGAGTGGCTGCCTGACGTTTATCGATAATAGCTTGGATTGCTACTTTGTCTTCGTCAGAAGTTGCTGGGTCATTAACTAACTTCTGTAATTTCTTTGTTGCCATCTGGGCGAATTTCTTTGTTGCCATAATTTTGTATATTTAATTGTTAAACTTATATGTTCTAATTACATTTGCAAAAGTACTCATAATTTTTGAATTATAAAAACTTTTTATGTTAAGAAGTGTTAATGAGTATGTTAAAAATCATTAACACCTCTTTTTGTCGCTTAATCACTGAAATTTTATACTTCCAGCTCTATATCGAAGTTCTTTGCTACCTCTTTAACGGCTTCGAGCAATTCATCATCACTCATATTTTTGGCCATTTCTTCAAGAATACTCTCAGAACTTGCTGCATCCTTAAGAGCTTCAAATAAGTCCCAACCTCTTCCCATATTATGCTAATTCTGCTTTAGTTGATGTTCTTACGTTGTTACCATCCAAGATTAAATCGATAGTAACATATAATTCTGTACCAGCATATTTAATAATAGCTGTTGTATTACTAGCAGCGAGGCACTGAACTGCATAGCGTGCATCCCATTCTGCTTTGCAATATCTCTCCCAGTATTTAAATACTCTTGGAGAGAACTGAGTGCTACTAGCAATAATCAAACTCATTTGCAAATAAGTTGCAATTTTCTTTAAGTTCCAATCAACCGGAACAAACACTGGTTTTCTCATAATCTCAATATTTTTAACTGTTAAACATCTACATTATTACTATGGGTTATATGGTCTTGGGCAATAAGCCACAAATGCATCTTCAGTGTTATTCATGCTAGGAGTAACTGTAATTCTCCAAATCTGCGATATTGAATTGCGTTCATTTCGCATTCCTTTATTGTGGACCCATACTGTCTCATTAGACAATTCAGATTCTATAATAAACTTGGTCTGGCTTAAAGCTTCAAAATATTCTTCGGCTTCATTCTCATCATTAAACTTGCTATATTCATCAGTAGCATCATTTTCTTCCTGAGTACCTGGCTTGTTGGCAAACATGTAAAGAGTTCTTTTATTTGATGGAATTTCTCCACAAACAAAATTGCGTCTTATCCACTCTACTAAATTTTCGAGTGTGTCAACTTTCAAAATAACTTCTGTTTTCATAATTTTGCTGTAATTTTAATTGTTATACTTATTATGTTTTATCTGAGGGCAAAATTACTAATAATATTTGAAACGAAAAAATTTTTTATGTTAAGAAGAGTTAACTGCTTTATCTTTAACTACTGTTAACGCTTTCTATATATAATATATAATGTACGCGCGGGCGCACGCGTATAGGATAATAATGCGGCACTGTAGCAGCTTAGCAAGTTATATAATTCCCGGCACTGTGACAATATGACTGAAAAGCCAGTTCCTAGAACCAGTATGTTATAGGTTTATAGTAATTTAAATCTCACCGATTTCCAGAACCAGTGTGTAAATCTACAAAAGCTCATAAAAAATCCCATCTGGTATTTTTCCGGAAAAGGCCCCGAGAGAACACCAGATAGGAAAATTAACTTTTGCCGAAACAACTTTCATACTCATTTATCTTGCAGATAGGAAGTAAATCTCTACAACGAGAAGTATTATGGTATCTGTATTCAACCCAATATGCATCTCCAATAGGTTCTAAATCCTGAATTTGGTTTCTTTCTTCGTAACCAGTCTTTAAATCAAAAACCCTTACGCTCGCTTTTTTATTAGGAAGAATGACAAACTCAAATATGAATTGACCAGCAATTTTCTTTCGTTCAGCTATAGATACTTTAACTTCTACCATATCTGTGCCCATAATAGGCTCCGGATTTGATATGAACATAAAATTACCAAACAGCGTTTTGAATTCTTCAGCTTCTTCAATGTTGTCTGGGTCGATAGGCTCTTCTCCATCTCTTAGATAGTAAAAAGAATCACCAGTAATTTGAATTATTTCAGTTTTAATCATTTCTGCTTCCTATAAGTATGCACCAAAATATAAGTCCAAGTATTATAATCATTAGATATATAAAGTCTGTCATTCCTCTGTTTTGTTTCTTCTATACTTTTTGTAATATCCGGGTCTAGCCGCAAGCCATGCTTTATGATAAGCTCTTAATTTTTCTCTGTTTTTCGCATAATATTTTCTATTATACTCAGAACGTTTTAACTTCATTTCAGTAGAAGTTGCAGCTTTATAGGCCCATTTTTCTGGATGAGCTTTTCTGTAAGCTTTATTATAAGCTAATATTTTTTCTCTATTTGCTATATAATATGCTCGCATTCTAGCTTTATCTTGTTCTATCGTTGTCATGATATTTCTCTGTGTTTTAATTTGTGTCTAATTATATATAACTTAATATCGACAATATCACCAAATGTTAAATTTTCAATAGTTCTATTGCCGATTTTAAGGCTATATTTTCGTTGCTCTTCCATACGGATTGTCTTTTATAATCCTATCAAAAAGCTTTTTAAACCAGAACGGATTATATTTCAATAAATCACCATAAGTTCTGATATTATTATAGCCAACAAGCCTTGAAGCATAAATTACTTCTCTATCAGCTAATCTGCGTCTAGCCTCATACCATCTGTGAATAGCTCTGTCAACACACTCTAAGAAATAAGCACTGAGTTCAGAATCACGCTCTTCAAGAATTTGCTGCTCAGTTCCTTGCTTAAAATAGTATGGTACATTTGGTGTTACCCAGTATGTAAGAATCTCACCTGACTCTGGGTGAGTTTTATACAAAAATCCCGGATTTGCTACAAATGTCCACGGCCATTTAAGCTTTGCTATTTTAATAGCCTTTGGAATAGCTGGAGATAAAAGTCTGGCAATTCTTGAATTGATATAGCTATCATATCGTTTAATGAGTTGGCGCAAATTATTAGTAAGTTCTTCTACAAGCACTTTTTTATCCCATCTCGTCAATTCTTCTGCTAACGGAAGAATTTTTTGGTTGAATGCCATTCTACTTATCTGAACTTTTTCAAGCTCTTTTTTAGCTTGGCGTTTCGCCATACCATCTTTAATACGACGGCTAATCACCAATCTACGCTCGGCATCATTGAGTTCTGGAACCAACTCACTATCATGCTTAGAACTATTAGCAAATTCTACACCGTTTTCTCCTCCTATCGAAAAGATAACATCATCAGATGTCTCCCGCTCAACTTTACCATCTTTGTATTTTAAAGTTGATTTATCATAGAATTTATCACCATCCATAGATGCAATTGAGAAATCAGAATTCTCATCATCATCTGGATTTGCGGCAGCATCGATTTCAGCTTTTGCTAAATCTTCATCTTCTGACTGAATATCTGCCAGCATTTTAGCAAAATCTGACTCTGAATATTCCATTACAGAAGCCTCTTCACTTGAAGGAGCTTCTGTATTGCGCATATCACATAAAGCTTGGTCAATAAGCGCATTCAATTCAAAATTGTCCATTTTTACATGATTCTTAAATTTGTTACAAACACTGAACTGAAAACATTTCTTGCGATATGTGGTTGAAGCATAAACAAATATGCAATAGCAAGAAGTATTCTGGCAATCACATGAAGAAACCAGGCTGATAAATATATTGGAAAATACATAACTCCAACGATAAACCATGTTAAAAATAACATCCAGCCTTTAAACTTAATTGGTATTTTCATAATTTTAACTCGTTTATTAAATAATCTTTAATATGCTTTGGATATACATTCGTTTTTGGCAAATATATATGTAAATCTTGTGCAAAATGATAATAATCTCCAACTACAGCCCCAATTCTAGAAGCAACATATTTCTGTAACTGAGAAAAACAATATTGGTCGTTGCAAAAACCGAATATCAAATCATTGCTTCTCATAAGAACTGTCATGTTGAGAATTTTTATTTTATTTGGATATACAAGTACCTTAAAGCCGATATTCAAAGTGCAAGGAGTGTCGAATTCATAATCATCCATTTCCTTGCCATCATAAAGCGTAAGCCATGCTTGGCGAGTATGTGAATCACATTCAAGTTTTTTAATTATTTTCTGTAATTGCTGATTGCGATTCCACAGCCAACCATAATTAGAATTGACTTGACAATCACCTCCATGCATGTGTTTCCAAATAGGAGCGTATTTTTGAAGTTCTGATACGTCTCTCGAATGAGATAAATACCAATTCCATTCTCTTTCTGCATATTTAGAATTCCACTTTCGCCATTCTTCTGTAATATGGTTATATTCTGGATATGCGATATAAAATCCAATGTTTTGTAATCTTATAGTGTCGTTACCAGGCATTTCACCACTTCCAGCTATACGATGAGCCAAAATATTAAATGCCTGATTGGCATTTTCATATACCCAGCTATTAGTTGCCTGAGTAATATATGGATAAGAAAGTTCTAACGGCTGTTCCATGATTATAATTTTTGCATTTTAAAAAGTTCTTCTTCGGCTTCTTCATTCAAAGCTTGACATATTTCTTCAGCTTCTTCATAAGTTAATTCTGTGTATGGGTCACCATCATCATCTTCTGCTTGTTCTCCTGTTATAAGAACAATCCTATACATAGAATTAACTCTTTCATCTATATAGGCGTTAGTTGCATCAACAGCTTGTGAGCATATATACCAAACAGCTTCATCTTTGATAAAGCCTAAATCGAACTTATCTGTGCATATCTGAATATAAAAAGTTCTCAGAATTTTTGGTGCAAATAAGCCTTTGCTGTCCATATCCTTATATTCGTGCAGCCATCTACCAAATCCGTTATGTTCTTTAAACTTTTTGGCATAATGTTCTACGAATTTTAAGAATATTGGGTTTTTTACTACTTTCGGTACTTTCTTCATAATCAGATATTTATATTAGATAAAACTCCTCTTTTTATCCCAGAGTTAACGAAATATTTATAATATATAAATTATTATATTATAAGTTTGGTTTGCTCTGGGATTATAGAGGATATTACTGGGATAAATTATTACTCTTCCGAAGTAGAGTTAAATCCTCCTTTTCGTTCACTCTTTTTAGCCATAATAGCGGCTCTTACAACTTCTGGAGAAGCCTCGCAAATATCAGCGTATGATACAGGAACCAAAATAAATTGAGCAATCTTTTGACCACGCTCAATCCATACTGGGTCTTTGCCTACGTTGATTATATGGATGTGAATTTCTCCGGGATAGTCTTCATCTATAACAGAAGCACCAATAATAACACAACTTGAAATAGTTGTATCTTGGCCAGTAATCTTCATCTCTGTCTCGCAATCAATTTTAGCGGCTCTTGACGGACAAACACCAGATTTGTTAGCAGCCATGAGCATAAATCCATCCGGAATAAGAGCTGAAATACCTGATGGAATAAGTACATCCTCGTGAGGTTCTAGCATCTGGCCTGAGAAGTCTTCTGGCACAAAGAAATCAATACCAGCTGATTTTGATGTACCACGTTCTGGAGTTTTAACCTTTCTTACTTTTGCAATCTGCATTACTGAGTTCATAATCATAAATTTTAATATGTGAATAACTAAATTATTTATATGTGCAAAATTACACAAAATCTTTCATATAAAGAAATTTTTTGTGTTAACAGTAGTTAAAGTTAACAAGCTTTAACTACTGTTATATTTCTAGAGTAAATCGTCTATGTTCCCCGGATTTGGGTTAACTGTATCTGGCTCTGAATTCTTTGGAGCCTTGATGTCTCCAGGCTTACGCTTGAGAATCCACAAAGTATTACGAGCAGCATCTGGGAACATTGGAGCCATAATATTCGCCATAAGATTTGAATCATAATAGCGACTCAGTTCCTTAAACATTTGCTTCTGCCAGTCGTTCATAAGAGGCTTATAATCTTTCTGTGAAGCAAATGTACCGAATTTATCCACAATATCAAAATGCTTTTTAAGAATTGCTTCAAGCTCATAATGGTCAAACTCCTGGACATCTACTCCTCTGCCATCTCCTGAGTCGTATGTGTGGTTACCAGCAGCACCAACACGAGGGTCGTAATTTGGAGTAGAAAGATAATATACGGCATCAGTTCTTCCACACGCCTTAAAGTTTTCGAGAAAAACGTCGGCATTCTGTTTTCCAACATGTTCAAGAACCTCAAACGCACACACCTTGTTACCATTAAACTGGCTGTAATCAAGATAAGGCTTAACAAGGTCAGCTTCATAGAATCTTGCCCAAGGAACCGATGCAAATTTAGCTGCATCATCTTCAATAGTCTTGTGCCGAATATCGATTCCAACATAGCTATTACATTTAAACTTATTTCTGTAAAACACTTCGAGCAGATTGGCTTGACCACAGCCGAAATCTACTACGTCATCGCCGATTTTTGCTTCTTTTAAGATGTGTGTCCATCTCAAATAATGAGCAAACTGGTCTCTGTGATAAATGTGACGCTCCATTGCTTGGTCTGGAGATAAATCTGTTGTATTATAATTCTTTGCCATAATTTTACATTAAATCTTCAGTTTCAGGTTTAGCACCATTGGCATCATCGTATGTACCAGCCTCTGTCTCAGGTTTAGCACCATCAGCGCCATCATAAGTATCGGCTTCTGAAACTGGATTAAATTTACGTTGTTTTTTGCCTACTTCAATTGACAGCTTCCAATACTTGGAATATTCACACAGCCAGCCTTCAATGTTATTAATCGTAAGGTTAAACTCGCTAGATGGTTCATAACCTCCAGTTGCTTCATTGAACTTAGCATAAACCATTGGCTCGCCATGAGCTTCAGCAACCTCATTGAGTTTCTCTTCTGCCATGCCAAGAAGTTCCTTCATACCAGCCACACGCTGAGAGTTAATAACTCTATTAGGGAACAAGATACGCAAGCCGAGAAGTGAACCAGGACCAACATTCGTAAGCTCATTTACGTTGAATGGAATAAAATCCTCCTTAGAGAATCTGTTGATATAAATCATATCCTGCATCAACTCATTAGCGATGAACTTCTGAACTCCAGGAATGGTTGACAGAACATCGATAATATCCTTTGTGGACTCTGCAATAAGAACTGTATCAATGATAATATCAATAGCTCCCCACAATTCAGATAATGTAGTATCAGCGTAAGCCTCTGCTCTGTTTTTACCAGTTTTAGCAGCAAAAGATGAACTGATGATATATGCGTCAGTAAAAGGCTTAGCTCCCATATTTTGGAGCGTTTTAGCAATTGCTATAAATTTAGGTTGCTGGTCCTTAAACTTTTCATAGTCAGGAATTCCACCTTTCCAATCTGTAACAGAAGCTAAAAACTCAAAGAAGTCAGGAGAATTAAACAGTCTGTAAACAATGCACTTCCAAACCTTATTCTTGAGTGACAAACTATCATCCATAATAATATTCGAGATAAGCCACCAAGAACTGCGGTCGAGTTCACGATACAGATTAGGAAATTTATTCTCCTGGAAGATTGGGTCATCTGTCCACGGAGCTTGGATTTTGTCAATAAAACGACGTTTCCAAATCATCTGACGCTCATACATAGTTTCAAAGAACTTCTGCAAATTCTCCTCACTTATTTCCAAATTTCTATCTGGAAGGTGCTTGAAATACTCATGATTATCAGCTAACGGATTGGCTGAATTTTTTCGAGAACTTCTAGGAGCATAATGCTGCACTGGGTCACCTGGATTTTTACGTGGGCGGCCTCTACCACGTTTTACTGGTTGAATAGCTTCTTCTACCATAATACCAATGTTTTTAAATGTTGTTTATTTCTTTATCTATCTTTGCTTCAATGTAATTATTCAAAGCTCCTATATAAGCTGCAGCGTCAAGGAGATTATCCTCTCTGTGCGAATAGGCTTCTCTTGAAAGTTTAAGAGCAATCATAGCTCTATACATACCTTCGACTGAAATTTTTTCATTATCAGGCGAACTAGCATTGTAAATAGCTGTAGCTCTCTTCATGCTTTCGCTGAATGGACCATACATACGTTCTTTTTCTTCTGAACGATGATTGACTATTTTGTCTGCTCTTTCCAAGATATTCATAATTTCTATTTTTATGTTACAAAATTAATAATAATATTTGAATAAAAAAAATATTTTAAATTTTATTAGCTTATTTAATATACATAAATATATTTTTAAATATTTTTTAAATAGCTGTCAATTTTAGCTTTTATACTGTTCATCAAGCTCATTTGCACTTTGTCTTTATTTCTTAAAGCTAATATAACATCTTCATCGTGAGTTTGGGCCATGCACAAATGATGAATGATAACACCTTGCTTTTGGCCTTGACGATAAAGTCTAGCATTAAACTGCTGATACAATTCGAGTGACCATGTTAAACCGTACCACACAATTATATTGCCTCCAGCTTGAAGATTTAGACCATGACCTGCTGAAGCAGGATGAGCCAGCATAAGCTGAACTTTACCAGCATTCCAATCTTGTATATCTTTAGCTGTTTTTAATTCTCTTGGCTTGTATTTGCTAAGATAACTCATTATGCGGTCTCTGTCAAATTGATATGTCCACGCAACAAGAACTGGTTTTCCACATGCTTCTTCAATTATCTCTTCTAAAGCTTCTAGCTTAATATCATGAATAGGATATACATTTTTATCCTCATCGTATATTGCGCCATTCGCGAATTGGAGAAGTTTATTAGACAAACCCGCAGCATTTAAAGCTGTAATTTCGACTTCATTATCTATATTGACAAGCTTCATAATATTGTCTTTTTCAAATTTATGGTATGCATCCAGTAAATCTTTTGGCATTTTGAGCTTGACAATATTATTTGTGAGCATCGGCATATTGAGATAATCTTGTGCCTGCATACTTATGCATATATCTCCTATTTTATTTCGTATTAATTGTTCTGCACCTCCTTGTAAATTATAATTATAAACTACGTAACCGTTAGACCTACCTGGAGTGAAGTATGTACTTCTATATTTGGTAATAGTCTTGCCAAGTCGTTCGCCTCTGTCCATAAGATAAATCTGCGGCCACAAATCTATTAAGCCATTTGGAGCAGGTGTTCCTGTCAAACCGACTACTCGCTTTATCCATGGCCTGGCTAATCTTAAAGCTTTAAATCTTTGAGACTGATGATTTTTAAAACTACTCAGCTCATCGATTACAAGCATATCGTATGGTAAATTTGAAGCACATATACCACAAAGCCAAGCAATATTATCACGAGAAATTATATGAATATCAGCTTTTTTGTGAAAAGCCTCTAATCTTTGTCTTTCTGTTCCAGTAATTTTAGAGAACGTAAGATGTTGTAAATGTTCCCAGTTTTGCGCTTCTTCTGCCCAAACAGTTTCAGCTACTCGTTTAGGAGCTATTACTAGAACTGAATTTACTTCAAGATAATCGTACATTAATTTCTCTACCGCCGTTAGAGTTGAGACTGTTTTACCTAGTCCCATCTCAAGAAATAAGCCACAGTAATTATGAGTAATTATATGCTCGACTGCTTTTTTCTGATATTCGTGTAAATCTGTTTCTTTTAGCATAATAATTTACGTACTTCGTCGTTTATAAAATGCCACATATCATCTGGACCTTCTTTCAAAAGTCCGGCTCTCAAAAACATATTAAAGCACTTATGGCATATTGGAAAACATTCATCGAATTCCTCGTATAAGTCAGATGACTTTTTGTTGCAAAAATAACATCTTCTCATTCTAGCATTATATTTTCTATTAATTCAGCTACTTGTTCTATAGTATCTATAACTTCAACTCTAAAGCCGAGTTTACGAAGCTTGTTATGCATTGCTAGCTGAAGTGGCCGTGGTTTCTGATTAGTTGTTTTAAGCTCAACGAATATAGCCTTTGCTGGCTTAAACAAACATATCCTATCAGGCAACCCATTTATATGAAAGCTTAATAGCTTTATACATATACCGCCATTCAGTTTGCAAAGTTCTACAAGTTTTCGTTCGACTATTTTTTCACTTTCTTTCATGAAATCCAGCACCTCCTACTGAAGAACATTTTTCTTCTTCTATATAGTCCCACTCAATATCTTTGTCTGCATCAGGTGTATATAATCTATCTTTGTAAGACTTGAATACAGTTTTTTTAAAACTTTCAAATGATAAAGCTCCATTAGGTCTTCCAACAACTGTATCAATATTACCGAGTTTATACGATACCCATTCACCGTTTTTAAAATGGAGCTTCATGCCCTTTATTATACGGTGGGTTTTTGTTTTGAGGTCATTTTTAAACTTGTATTTTTTATAATTAGGCTTATCTGAATCATTTTCCATAAGATTAGTTTCAGTTTTAGCCTTTCTAATTTCTTGTACTCGTTTAGCTCGAGTTTCTGCAATGCTAAATGCGCTTTTTAGTTTTCTAGCTAAATCTTTTTTAACATTTTCTTCCATAATCCTTAGTATAAATCACCTAACATCGCTTTAATCTCATCATTTGTAGGTTTATCGCCTAAAATTTCTTCAAGTTCTCTTGTAGCTTTAGCTACAGGATTTTCATGAACTGGCTTTATGCGTTTATAGTATTTCTGTTTACCATAAATCTTACCAAATGATTTTCTTTTAGAACCAACGTATTCCCAACCAGGAAGAGCTTTCATTATGTTGTTTATCTCACGCGTACTATAAGAATTGAAATTCTTACGTTCTTCGCCTAAACATTCACACCATATTTCATAAGAGCAAACAAATTCTTTGTATTCTGTTCCCTTTTCAGCTAATGGGTCATTGAGCCATTGTTGACGCTCAAATAAATCTTTTTTATCCCAACTTGGAGGAAATTTCGTATTAAGATATTCTTCGATTATTCCAGTTCTGTCGTCAGTCACAGAATGACTTTGCTGACTCTTCTTCGCAAGTTCGTTTTCTTCTTCTGAGAAATATAGCTTTTCTCCATTTTGATATAACTGAACGGCTTCAGCCCAAATTTGGTCTATAATGTCATCAGTTAAGTCTTTAGCAACTATCTTTGTTGCAAACTTAGGACGAACTTCTATAGGATTAAATCGCCGGTTACCTGTAGAATCACGTAAAAATTCCATGTCATTCGTAGTTCCAAAGAACACGCATTGGCGTTTATAGGTTTCTACCGTTCTTCCATACGCAGGTCTGAACATGTCCTCTGTTTTAGTTATAAACTGCTTTACAGTTTCAACTTCGGCTTTCTTTAAACCTGACAGCTCAGCCATTTCAATGAGCCACGCTCCTTGTAATTGTTCATAGGCTTCTTTTCCTTGAAAGGTGTTGAATGAATCGCTAAACCAATCCTTACCAAGCTTGCGTATAAATGTAGATTTATATGTTGCTTGAGCTCCTACAAGTACAAGAACCATATCATATTTAATTCCTGGATTAAATATTCTAGCTACAGCAGCACATAAGGCTTTGCGAATAGTAGCTCTTGTATATGTAGTATCTTCAGCGCCAAAATAATCAATGAGAAGCGAATCAATTCTATTTATACCATCCCATGAAAGAGATTTTAGATAGTCTCTCACTGGATGAAATGATTTCTTTTGGGCTGCGAGCATAACAGCATCATCTATTTTTGATACTGATACCATGTTGTATACGCACTCTATATAATTACGAATGCCTGAATAGTCTACATTTTTTACAGGTTCTGGAGAATCTATCTTACGCCAAGGCATAGACCTCATGATATATGTTTTGCTATCGAACTCATTCAGCCTGAACGCATTTCTGAGATATTTATCATTTTGCAAAACAAGATTAAGATTGTTAGAATCACTATCATATTCACCTTTCTTATTAGCTTTGAGTTGTGAGAGCCATGAATCATCATAAGAATCATTATCAACTATCTCCTCATTAGCAATATCTAGTCCATCAAAATCTAATTTTGCATGCTCTAAATTCTCTTCGGCTATTTTCTTTTTGACCTCAGTACAAGTTGTGGCAAATTCTTCCATCTTTTGCTGAGATACCTTTGAGTCAGGTCCTTTATCGAGATGCCCGAATTTGTGTATTCTGACCAAATCAAATGCATTACACAGTCTTCCACCTGCTGGGTCTGTTCCATGATGTGAAAAAGCAAATTTATCATTATAAACTATAAGGCCACCAGTTGTAGAACCTAGTTTATAGGTATAACGGTCTTCGCCTGCTTCTTCATATATATCACTGAGAAATGTGCTAATAGCATCTTGAATTGAATACGTTCTACAGAATGTTCCAATTATGCCTGATTTTTCTTCAGGGTCTTCTTGCTTTTTAATATCTGATAATAAACCCTCCGATATTTTACTACTAGATGGCCATTCAGATGTATTTCTCCAGTCGTCGTAAGTATCAAGAACTGCATCAGCATCAAGCCATTCTCCATCCTGATATTCAAAATAGTATTCTATATCAGACGATACACTTGGCCAAAACATAAGTCTCTCAGGCTCAAATGTAGATTGGTCAAACAGTTCTATGTTTAAGTTACCAGCTATACGTCTAGATATAGCCTGATATTCATCCACAGATACTTCTCTGTTGATAGGTATAAGTAATCTGTGGCGAGGTTTATCTTGTGTAGATTTATGTGTTGAATAGATTGCTGCTGCACAACCATATTGTAACGTAAAATCCCACCAAAAATCAGCATAAGAAAAATCTACATCAAGACAAACTAATTGTCTATATAATACAGATGATTTCTTACGGATGCCCTTGTCTAAATAGCCACCAACAAAGCCACCAACGTCTTTGATTTTAAATTGGTCGGCTTTATTAGCGGCCATGAATTGGGCATGAGTTTCATTAGTAACTACAGGCTTAGAAAGCTTATCGATTAATTTACTCCATTTTGCTTTCTTGTTTTTCCACTTTTTTGTAGAGGCTCTTAAGCCTGTAGCTATATCTATTATGCCATCATGAATCATGGTCCTCTATTTTCCAAGTTATAATTATTGACATCGTATTACTAGTAGGCTGAATTGTGCTATAGCAGTTTGTAAAATTAACCAGCTGCCATTGAACTAACTCATAGCCTTTCTTTCCCATTCTATCTAAATATTCTTGAAAGGCCTTTATATCTGAGAAGTTTCCACTATCAATTATGTATTTAAATTTGAGCATATCTATATAATTACGTAATCATGCGTTATCTTTAGAATAGCATCATCTATATAACTTCTAGCTGCCTCTTGACTAATATAAGTCAAATCCTTTGCGTGTTCTAATATAGAGATTAACTTTTTTGCCTGAGGCGTAACTTGCTGTAGTTCCATAATTTAATCTTTCTTATAATAATCTGTTATATATCCATCAGCACGAAGAGGTAAATCTGAAGCCCAATCTGGAGGAGTTGACATAATACGCACCATAAGGTCGTATCTATCTTTCTCATTTCCGTCTTTAGGAATTTCTGCTATCATCTCATCATGTACATGGAAGTCTACTTTAAATCCAGCTTTCTCTACCTGCATAAGAGAATATCCAAGTAAATCACGAGCTATAGCTTGTACCATATTCTCGCAAAGCTTTCCGCCATAAGTGTCCATCTCACCCCACTGTCCTGTAGTCTGAATTTGTCCTTCATACATAAGAACCTGAACTGGGCGAGTAGAACGACCAATAGTTTTATTCTTGAAGTGAGGGTGAACATAGAATAACTGTCTGCCAGAAGGTAATCTAGCTGTAAGATATTCTCCATCACAGTCGAATATAATGTTGCGACAAGTACATCTAACTGGTCTTTGGTATTTAACGGCTTCATGAGCTGCTTTTTCAAGTTCATGCCAGAGAGCAACAATCTTAGGATTTGCAGCTCTCCACTTCTTAACCATGTCCATCATTTCTGAATCAGTAAGGCCCATCTTTTCACCGCCCATTCTTTCAAGAGCACCAAGCGCACCGCCATATCCCAAAGCCAATTCAGATATTTTGCTCTTGTCGCGCAGAACAGAACCTTTAGTAATAGCAGAAATTGGTACACCAAACATCTTAGAACCAGTAGCCTCATAAATCTTACCGTCTCCATGGAATACATCCATTCGCCATTTCTCGTTAGCAAGCCATGAAACTACACGGGCTTCAATTGCTGAGAAATCAGCCACTGAGAATGTATATCCTACTGGAGCTATAAGCGCTGTTCGAACTAACTGCGATAAAACATCAGCTACGTTGCCATACATCATATCGCAAGATTGCCAATCGCGTTTACGAATAAATTCACGAGGCGTATCAATGTCATCAAAGTGGTTCTTACTGAGGTTTTGCAATTGTAAAAGTCTACCAGCCCAACGGCCTGTTCTATTAGCTCCATAAAACTGAAAGGTACCACGGACACGGTCATCTGGAGTAGCGCAAGAAATCATCTTGTAATATTTCTTCACAGACGTTTTGCTTAACTTCTGATAAATATCAAGAGCTTCAAGTACTTCTGGATAGTCTTTAACCTTTTCAAGAACTGCAGGCATTTCGACTTTTGTGAGTGACTCTACCGTGATACCAGTTCTTGCCTTTATCCACTTTTTAATCTGAAGAGGTGATTTTGGATTTTCAAGATGTGTTATGCTCTTAGCCTGTTCCATAAGATACTTAGAGTACATCGAGTCGCAATATATTGCAGATTCTGCTAACTCTCTATCAATCATGATGCCTCTATCATTGATATTTTGGTCTGTAACATACAGCTGGCGCTCTATTTCTGGAATTTCAAACTTCTCTAATTTACGATATATCTCTCTTTCTGAAAGCACATCATAAATATTATAAAGTTTGTATTCGGCCCATTTAGCTGGAGCATCTTCTGGCATATTACGTGTACGACCACCATTAATCTTAGTTGGCTTGCATGGACAACTAAAATATTTAATCAAGGCTTTACCAGTTTCAAGTTTCTTATCTTGGAGATTAAGTTGCTTAGATACAGCGTCCAATGATAATGGCAAACCACAATAAGCAGCTTTCACAAGAGTACAATACCATTCATCTGTCTCAGTATTAAGTCCTACTCTGTTAAATGCTGTACGTTCAAATACAGCATTGTGTGCAACCTTAAGGCATTTAGGGTCTCTAAGCGCTTCAAGGAATTCCTCTGGCCACTTATCACCTGATGCCAAATCTACCATGACTACATCTTCATCACCGAAAGCATAACCACAAATCAATATTTCAAAATCTGGAGATGATATATACTTATAAGCTCCACATTCTTTAATATCAATTGATGAGTATGTCTCTATATCGATAAATAATTCTCTGTCAAATTCTCTCATCGTAAAGTAGCAAATTCATTATTTGACTTAATGATATAATCTCTACACTCCTGTATAGTTCCTTTAAACAGAACTTTGCCAGAATTCTTGTCTATAACTTCTTGTACCATATTCTCATAATTTTAAATATTAAATAGTAGAAGGTAGCAGAGGAATCGAACCTCTGCTGACATAGCATCCAGGTATCAAGGACCTATGTTCTATACCATATACCTTTCGATTTGATAAGAATATAAAAAAGGAGACTACATTAAGTCATCATCCCACGCGTTGTCGCCACCGAAATCCTCGTCAGGCGTAGAACCACCAGCGAGCATTTCACCATCTTCGAGTTTCTGCAAGTTCTGAAGACCAGCGGCAATACCTTTATTACCAGATGAGTTGAACGCAAAGAAGTTAAGAGACACGCGGCCATATACACCAGAGTAAAACTCGTCCTTGTCCATGATTGGGTCAAGTTTACGGTCTACAATAGTAGGCTTACGATTAGAAGTGGCATTGAGGAAATAAGAATCAGCAAATGCTTCATCATCTGAACGCTCTTCATCACCATCACGAAGTGGCAATTTGATAGTTGAAGGAATCTTGCCATTTTTATCGGTAAGTTTAGACTTACCAACGGTTTTAGCAGCCTCAACGGCTTTCTTAATTTTCTCGATAGTCTGAGTATCACTCTTAGGAATGATTACGCAAACTGAATACTTAGCCGATTCTTCTGGCTGTCCCTCCATTGCTGCAGGTTCAAATACGTGGCAAAAACAAAAACGAACTTTGCCTGTTACTACTTTAACTGAATTTTCCATAATTATATGATTTGAAATGTTACTTGTTTGTTCTCTTATGAGAGAATTTACGATAATTTAAAAGTGCTATACCAAACTCTACTACTGTGGAGTTTGCATTATAATAGGCTTTAGAGCCTGGATATTTCTGTGCCATACTAATATTATTTAAAATCATTTATTGCATCTTCGGTTCCAAGAGCTGGTCTCTTATCATCTTCAGATACAAGAGTTGGTTTACCTGCTGGCTTTATGATGATGTCTGATAATGCCTCAGCTACAGCCTTTTTGCCAAATTGCTTCTCAATAGAAGTAATAGGTTTAAGCTTCATATCGAACAAGTCATCTTCAGTTGCAGTTGGGAACTTTTCGTAAATGACATTGCAGATTTTATCTTCATCATCAATCCATTTACGCCGAGATACACCTTCTACTACTTTAAAGCCTGGCCAATGTTTGTCGTGATTTACTGCAAGGTCTAAAGCATAGGTCTTTACAGAATCTGCCCATTCTACAAGTTGTGGAATTCTTGAAAGAACATCTGCAATTTGCTCATCTGTCAACAACTCGGGAGAAGCAAAATCATATTTTGCCAATTCTAGTTGTTTATCGTAGAGTACTTTACATCTGTTCTTGACTGCACAGAATCTACACCAACTACCTGATGAAAGTTCGCCTTCACCATTAAAAGCCATTTTAGCTTTTGGTTTAAGCTCATTAGTTGCCCAATCCATAAGGTCCTTTGTAGATATACTCCAAGATGATATGCTATTTAAGCGTGGTTGAACAATAGTAAGCTTTACAGTCTCAATATTGTATAACATATCGAACTTAGCCAACATACCTAGTGCATAGAGCATTTCTTGCACATTCCACTCAGCTGATACTGGGATGCCTTTACCGTACTTAAGGTCAACTACCTCCATAACTGAATCGTTGACAATAGTACAGTCTGCTGAACCAAAGCTTTCCGGTACATACTCTGAAATGTCAAGTTTAGACTCAACAAACATTTCTGCAGATGGATTTGAAGCCTTGGCAGCTTTGTACTCTTCTGCACAGTAGTCTGTATAAATTGGAACCATATCAAGCATCTCTTCATTAAAGAGTTTATTGCTCATTATGACTTCATATTTATCTGCAAACTCGTCATCAGACATTGTACCTAAGGCATCATGGCTAATAAATAGTTCTGCTAATTCATGCGCCAATGTACCTTCTTCAGCATAAACTGAAATCGGTTTTGGCGGCATTTTCTCCTCCAAACGAGCAGATGGTGTACAGTTCAACCATCTGTGAGCTCCTGAAGGTGAGAGAAGCGCATGGCTTCTCTCGTGATGGTCTTTTCCGTTATTTACTTCCATGCTCTTTGATGATTAGGAATACGTGGTCTAATGGACCCAAAGATATGTGTTACTCCATCTGGATAAGTTTTCTGACTATAGAAACAACAATCATAGTCTCGTCTAAAGCGTTCTGAGGCTGCCAATAGACGCTTTTTCTGTGATTTACCCATTAAGCAAGAGTATTGAGATAATCAACCAAAACCTGATACTTACTTGGGTCAAGAGTTGTAACATTCTTAGCACCAAGCTCTGTAAGCTTAGCCTTAACCTCGTCACGATGGGCAGCGGCCTTAGATGCAACAACCTTGCGAACATCGTCGATTGTAAGAGTTGCTGCTGGTGCTGCTGGTGCTGCTGGTGCTGCTGGTGCTGCTGGTGCTGCTGGTGCTGCTGGTGCTGCTGGTGCTGCTGGTGCTGCTGGTGCTGGTGCTGGTGCTGAAATCAACTTACTTACCAAGCTAGAAATGAAATTCTCTGTTTTCTCTGAGAGATGTACATTAACATCTACTGAAATCTTAATACTGTCCATAATTTAAAAATTTATTTGTTTAACAATTCGTGTTCGTGGTCTCTGATAATATCATCGATTTGTTTAAGAAATCTACTAACTTCCATAAAACCTACAGCTACTGTAGAATTGTAGAAATTATCATTTTTGTGCCAAATCGATACTGAGAATAAGTCTCTTCCAACTATGATTTTATAGTCGCCTTTTGTGAAAATAGTTCGCTTATCTTTAGAGATAGCATGCCAGTCAGTATCTTCAACTGTAAAGAGCTCTGAAACTGGTACTTGCAAATAATTTGCTAAGGCACATATCTGTGCAGAATCAAGATAAGTTTCACCTCTTAATACACGCTTAAAACCAAGCTCAGGATATTTGACCATTGGCCATAAGAGATTTGCAACCTCTTGCTCCTGTAAGCCATATTGGCTCATAATTTTGTTTATGTTAAATTTTTCCATGTAAATATGAAGTTATGTTCTTTATTATTTTCATTTGCAAAAGTAACAAAAATTCTCCATATAAAAAAATTTTTTGTGTTAAAAGAAGTTAATAAAAAATTCTTTAACTACTGTTAACACTTGAATTTATAAATCTTATATAATGTATGTGTATGCGCGCGTAACACAATTCTATATTACTTAAATCTTATAAATTTATCAGATAAATAGTGTTCACCAAGTAAAAATATTTTACGGAATCTCATAATCTATTGAAAATCAATTACTTATATAAACGTTCACGGAGCACGGACCTTTTCTATAACTTATAAGGCTATTTTTAAAAAATCTATACTACGATTATAGTAGCCATTTTTTAAAAAAGTTCATTTGGATTATATAGACTTTAGGGTAACTTGGGTAACTTTTTATATAAGTGATTGATTTTCAATAAATTAGGTGTTACCCTATAACGTTCACCAATGGTTCACGGGCTGTTACCTTGTTAAATATTTTTACTTCAGCTCTGTGTATTCTATATTGCTGATTGAGCAATTTGGATTTTTGCTAACAATATTGAGTTGCAATTTGCGGTAACCAAACCATTTAGGATTGAGCTTAATGCCTAAAAACCTTTTTCTTTCTATTGATTTAGTAATTAAAAGCTCATCTTTAGACTGTATGCTTAAGTTTGCTGAATCTTTTGTAAAATATCCTGTTACTGAATTCCAGGAATCACGATAGTTAATAGCCTTTACTGTATCTCTGTATATTATAGAATCTTTCAGCTGCGTCTTTATTTTATATTTGATGATAGTTTCAGGATTTATTATAGCAGTAAGTTTATCAGCTTTAAGCCGCTTGATTAACCTAGCATCATCAGCTCTTAGCTGCTTATATTGTTTTAAAGACAATTCTATATTCGATATATGAATTGCATTTAGGCTGTCTGCCACTTTGTATTTATGCAGTGAATCCATACTCACTGATATACTATTCTGGTACGCTAATTCATAAGCTTTGTGCTGTTTTCCCTGATGCCAAATATACAAGATAGCTACCAAGAGAACTAGGGATAAAAATTGTAAAAGTATACTACGAAAATTTAGTTGTTTCATAATTCTAGCTATAATTAAATAGATTAAGAGAGTGAAATCCACTATATAAAGGTGATAACTTTATAACCTTTTTATAGTGGATAATTTCTGTTAAAAATAGGGAGTACCTGGGACAATTTTATATATTCTTATACTCCTCTTTGGCATTAAAACACGGACAGGCTTTATGCACATTAGGCATATCGCGGTGACCTACGACTTTAGCTTTTGGAAATCTTTGCTTATAGCCTGCAACAAGCCCAGCTAATGCTGCTTTTTGCAATTCAGTTCTTGTATCTGCTGGCTTTCCATTTTCATCAAGTCCACCAATATAGCAGATACCGATGGAATCTGAATTGTGTCCTTTACAATGAGCTCCAGGTTTTGCCTCTGAGCGGCCAGGTTCTACTGTACCATCCAAATCGACCACTACATTATAGCCAATTTCATCAAAGCCACGTTCTCTGTGCCATCTGTCTATATCAGATGCATGAAAATCCTGCCCAGTCTTAGTGGCTGAGCAGTGAATAATAATATAATTTATCTGTCTCATAATTAAAATACTTTATTGCCTAAACTCCAAAATGCTAAGGCTATCATCATAGCCTGAAAAACGTTGTACTGTTTCATAATCAGAATATTCACTCTTCATTTATATAGTTAATTTTGTCATTTTACAAGTGCTATTAGAACAAGTAGCAGTGTAAAGTCCATCTAATTCACTAAACTTATATAATTGATTATTAAAAGGAAAAACCCCAACCTCAGTTTCTATACCATATCTACTAGGAGGAGCTATATTTTTAGAAATATCAGCCTTCCAATGAGTATAACAAATTAAACCTTTTCTAGCAAAAAATCTTCCTCCTAATAGAGTACTATCAAATATTATACTATCAGGACTATCTATTACTGTAGTATTATCTATACCTGATTCAGCTATTGCAAATTTTCCAGCAACATATATAGCAGCGTTTGAAAGAAAATCTATTAAGTCAATACTTTCTCCATTAGTAGTCCAAGCTGTATAGTTATTTCCGTTATTATTTGCCAAAAATCCATTAGCTTTAACTTTATCAGTAAATGTAGCATTGGTGGCTTCAATAGAACCATTTGTTCCATCTAGTAAAAGAGTAGTCTCACGTTTACCATACTCTTTTGTGTGTTCAAGCATAATACTACCGGAAGAACCTTCTTGAGTAATATCACCTGTAATCTTTAATAGAACATTTTGATTCTCACTATCATATTCTGAATAAACCCTTTTACCTTGAGTAGATATATACCCATTCAAATCCTCAATTTGATATTCTTCTATTTTACCATTAGAATTTAATTTAGGTATACCATTTCTTTCATTTAATAGAATAGTACTACCATCACCTAAAAGAACTTGATTATTTGTACCACTACGGAGTTTAAATTTAGAAGCAGCAAACGTATCATTATAAGCACTATAAATATTAGAATTATATTCTCCAACATTAGCAATTAAATTAAGTATATTACCTATATTAATAGAGGAAGCATCTAAAACATTTAAATCTATAATATTTTTATTTCTATCACCTATTCTAATAGATAATATATTTCTTTTATTTTTCTTGCTCCAAATATAGATAGAATCAGGATTTATAGTAAGACTATAATCACTATTATCATTAGTAATAACAATAGGTTTATTTATTTCACCTCCTTGACTTTTAGACAATTTATCACCAATAGCAGTTTTAAGTTTAGTTAAATTATCTGTTATTGCTTTCTGTGACATTATTTTATCAGCTGCACTACCTGTTTCCTGAACTATACTATTTAACGGAATAATATCCCAACTCGTAGAATCTTCAGTCATAAGTATGTATAAGCCATTATCAGTAATGTTTATATTTTCACCTTCTGCAGTATAAAAATAATCATAGTTGCCAAGTTCAGAAGTGAGATAAAACATAGGGCCAGAATATTCTGTGTCAGGATTTGTGCTAGGTGAAGCAATACCTACAAAAGGAATACCCTTGTTCTGTAAATATGATAGCTGATTAACAGAAATTATACGCCACTTAGTTAAATCTACCCAGTCTGCAAGAGATTCTCCTGCAAACACTATAAAATTCCATCCATCGGCTGTTAATACAATACCACAGAAACCAAGCTTTCTGTCACTTTCTGGAACTTTAGTAACAGCACCTGACATAGTTAACACCTCAGGAGTAGTAGTATTGCTGTAATAAGTAGAAATATTTATAGCAGAGTTTCTCTTAATTAAGTCAGCAATCTTATCACTGACTACTTTCTGTGACATTACTTTATCAACTGCACTACCTGTTTCCTGAGCAACATTTGCTTTATCAAACTTCTTAGCAAGTTCAGCTGTTACATCTGACTTTTCTGCTTTATTATTTCCAAGATTATCAACTATAGAAAGCAATGTAGCTTGGAGTATATCACCAGTAATCTCCTGATTATTATTTTGTTTTATAGCTTGCTTGATAGCAGCTTTTAAATTTTCGTAAGCCATAATTTCATTAATTTAATACTGTCCCATATAGTTTGGCTATTAAGAGTATAGCCTTTGCTCCATAAATCGAGCAACAACATGAGAATCTTGTCCATAATTTTATTACTTTAAATAGTCTAAAATTTCGCCTAACACTTCAGTAAAATTGTCATTACTGCTGGCAATTTCTATAAACTCTTTAGCTATAGCTTTTGCGTCTCCAATAATAGAATCAGTTCCTTGCTTTCTATTAGTTCCAAGTATCATAAATGAAGTACCTGGATGCTTTGAAACATATTTTTCTATCTGGTTGTGAATACTATCACTAAACTGTGTCAAAGATGTATTCTCTAAGCCGCCAGCTATTATAGATGTTTTTTCTTCCATAACTTTATGCTATTACAATTTTACTATTAGCCTCTACTGCTGAACGGACTTCTGCCCAATCAGCCGAAGAGTTATATTTTTCTAATACAGACGTTTCCAGTGTAATCAAGAATGAAGCATTAGGCTTTGCATTCTGAACTGTATAAAGGATTGACTCTGGTGAAACCTGAGCACACCAATGCAAATCTAAGTCTTGTGCCAAATTCTTAATCTTGAAAGAGATAAGTCTTACACAGCTATCAAACATATTCAATACTGAATAGCCCGTATCTGGAAGGCTGATAATTCCTACAATCTGCTGAAGATAAATACAACCAGAGAACATGTTTGTACAGTTGCTGACATCGAGCTCTCCCTCTTCATTAGGAGCATTCAAATCAATAATCTCACAGTTTGACGCGTAGAATGCTGAATGCATATCAATATCAGTTTGGAAGCCTTGGAACCATTCATGACACTTGATATACTTGGCTTTTGAATTAGCCCACATAGCTGTATAATTAGTTGTATTAGCAACCTTATCATACTCTTGGTCAGCTAAAAGCATATCAGCTGGAGAAAGGTTAACAAGACTTGTTCCAATGTGAACCTGGAACTTATTATTCTCATAGTCATAATCAGCATCAAACAGCTTCTTGTACACTTCAATTTCAGCCTGAGTAACTGGTGCTACCATCGCAGAAGTTCTTGTCCAGTTAAGATAAGAGCCGTCTGCATCTTTCGATAAATGCAAATAATACTCGCCATCTCTAACTGTAGCCATTGCTGTTAACTCTGTAGAGCTATACTCTAAGAAATTAAAGATAATAGCCAAATTGTTATCAAGAACTGCGATATGAGTCAAATCATGATTAGCATTTGCTGCATCGATGACTTGGTCAATATCTGCTTGAGCATTTGTTACCTTATAACTATTTGAAGGTAAATTATCACCAGTTTTAGCTGGCTCTCCAATAGTAATAGCCACTGTTGAAACCTGGCCATCATCTACTGACACAGCAGCTAATTTGTCAATAATAGCTGTAAACAGTGGAGCTAAAGCTTTAGCACTTGCTGAGCCTTGCTTGAATATTTCAAGGTCAACATATTTTCTCATTTCTGTTATTTCCATACTTTATAAATTTAGCTGTTTCGTTCCATGTTTCCAAATGATTTGTTATCTTGTTTATCAAATTCACTGTTCAATCTATCTATAATGGGCTTCCAATAACTTGGCAAAGCTTTCATAATTTCAAATCTTATTAAGTGATAAATCACTCTGAAAATAACATTCTTTGGATATGCTATGATAAGGTTTTTAAAACCATTGCAGACATAAGCATAATCAAATATGTACGTTAATATCTTAGCTGCAAAAATTGCTTCTTTTTTATCTCCACAAGCGTATACAATACTGTAAATAACATAAATTATTGTAAAATACAGCATCAATTCAAATATGGCTTTCTGGGCTTTATTCCATGAAAAGTTCTTGCATCTAGATATAGATATACCGTCTGCGCGCATTCCACAGAATATATTAAAACCAAAGCCTATAATAAGAGCTACCACAAAGCCCTCTGTTGGTGTTAATATAGCCAACAGAGAGCTGAAAGCAGAAATAATAATCATCCTGATTTGTTCAAATTCAAACGCCTTTGTCATTAGATAAAGTCCTCCCAGTTTAATGTTAATGATTTACCGATAGCATCGCTGGTCCATCTCATAAACTCCATGCCTTCATACCCATCAGGGTCTTTAGCCACAGCTTTAGCATATTCTATACAAGTATCTACTGTAGGAATGACATTTGGATAAAAATCAGCAAAAGCCATGTTAGCAGTATATGCTAAATCTCCATCTGTCTCATTGTGCAAAGGCTCTATGTGTCCTATTGCGGCTTTAATCTGTTCTGTAGTCCAGTTATGTGAAGGCTTTATGTGTCCTGTTGCTGCTTTAATCTGTTCTGTAGTCCAGTTATGATTAGAATCAGAAACGTTTACCATCATTTTACTTACATGGTCTGCCAAAGCACTTGTGAAATGATAACCATGCTTTTTGACATATTCAAGATAGCCTGGTGCATTCATAAGTGCATTAGCTGCTCTCGAAAATTTGTCTTTAATCTCGATTTTGTGTTTTTCATCATCTGATGAATGCACAACTATGTATTTAATTTTCTTCATGATAACTTTTCAACTAGTGTTTTAACTAAATCTTTCACTTCTCGAACAGAACCCTCGACAGCTTTAAGCCTAGTTTCAGTTTCTTGTTCTTTCTTAAGAGCAGGATTGAGAGTAACAAGCAATTCAGGAGTTTTATCTACTACCATTTGATAGTAATCTCTGTTTGCAAGCTTCTCTTTAGCGTCATTACAGATAGCATTAACCTCTTTGATAAGAGCTTCAGAGCTAGTAGACAGAACAATATTTCCTGCTTTAGTGGTTTCTAGCAATTCAGGTATAACATAAACACTAGATTTACCACTAATTTCAATAGTAACATCTCTGCATATAGTATTGCTCTGCTGTGTGAATACACTACCAAAGTTATTATTGCTATCTACATGATATGTGTTATTCACAACCTTTCCTTGATTAATGGTCATTTCAGACTTATCAAGAATAAAAACTGGTTGGCCTTGTTTAATATCTTTAAACTGCATAGCTTTATATTTTAGATGGGACGAAGATTGGTAGCTAGACACATAAATGCCTAGCTACCAAAGTTAAGTATTAAGGAGTTGTAGTAGTTGTCTTGCTAGCAGCAATAATCTGAGATACTGCTGCAGTGATACCTGCTACAATAGCCTGTGTCTGGTCTCGCTGGCTCAATTCACGACGAGAATCATTATACTTCGACTGAAGTTCCTGGTTCCAATGACCATTCATAGTATCAATGATACGCTGAACACCCATATTGTCATTAGTCTTCAAGTCGCACGCCATCTGAGACATCTGGAAGCCAAGATTAGAAGCAGCACGCTCTATGCCAGTATTGGTATAAGCGAAGCCTTGCTGCAGAGCATTCACAATGTCCTTCTGACCAAGCTGATTCTCATAGCCCATCTTGATGATATTCTGCTGAGTCTGGCAGCAGCAATCCTTAAGAGCCTGAATCATCTGCAAATTGCCCTGAGATACTGAGTTAATTACGCGCTCAGCAGAGAAGCCTACCTGACCACTAAGTCTGTCTACACCTCCGCGAACATCGCAGATTGCTCCATTGAGTGCGTTAAAGTCACAATTCAGGTTGCCAGCAAGCTGAGTAATAGCTGCTGTATTGCCGTGAACTGCGTCCATAAGCAGATTGCTGTTTTGATTATCTGCCATCTGGTTGCGAAGAGAATCAATCTGAGCCTGAATAGCAGGATTACCATTCCGCTCGCCTCCCCACATACGATTAGCAAACATCATCCAAACCAGGTAGACAAATGGATTGTTCATCCAGTTGTTCATACCACCTCCCATAGCAGCCAACATAGCTGTTGGGTCATTGTTCTTAGTAGCGGCTAAAATCGCTGTTAAATCATTATCGCGACCATCGGTGCAATAAATCTTTTCGATTGTATCAGCCATAATCTACAAATTTTAAAAATTAAACAATCAATTATACATGCTACAACACGTTATTCATTATTAAAATCATTATTAAAATCATTATTAAAATCACCTCCAATAGCTTCATATTTAAATCCACCTAGATTAGTGACTATATTGTCCACATCAAACTCACACGTTACCGAGGCTAAATCTCCTTGTTCTTGCCAATCAACTTCCATGTTAAAAGTTATAGCATCATAAGTTTCACCTTTACAGGCTATTTTCTTATGGCTACAAAGACGAATTATCCTCATAGCATCACAAAGATATTCAGGAATAACTGTATTAAACTTATATGTTTTCTTAGAAACTTGGCTTTCTATAAATGAATAGCCTAATCTCTTAGTTGCCTCTTCTTCAAATGAATATTCTGGCTTACCCAATTCAGATTTTAAAAGCAAAATATAATGGAACGCCTTGTCACCTGGAAAAACTGGATATTTTCCTCCTACATACAAATTTCCTTCAGGATTCCAATATTCAATCTTTATGCAATCACTAACATCATTGGTATAACAGAATACTTCTGAGTAGTATATTTCTCCGTGTATAGGTATTCCTAAAAAGTACTGGCCTTCATAATCGATAATGCCATTTAATGGAAATATGCCTCTAAACCACACTATCATGTAGCCGTTAATTTCTTCTAATGTAAGACCAGCATCTTTAAATCGTTCAGTGAGACCCGATATTGGAATAGGCTTATTAGTATTAGCATCATATAGCGTCATTTCATGAATTTCGTATACTTCACCTTGTTCTTTAGGTCCTACGCAGAAACAAAATGGAGTGACAACATTCGGATTTGTGATAAGAGGAGCAACATGCCCATAAGCAAAACTGCGATAGCGATTTTGCTTATGGATATTATCGTAGAACTTTAACGGAGATATGCATATTGGATTTGCCATGTTGCTGAATATTTGTAAACAAATTTATTTTATATTGCAAATATAATAAAAATTATTCAAAGCTTGTAAAAAATTAATAAATTTTTAAAATTATTTAACTCTTAATATGGGCTATACACAAGCGTAGCACTTATAAGCTGTGTGTCTATATTTATAGATAGTGAATCTATAATTCCAGTTCCAATCGATGTTTTTATTGCTTTATTCAAATCTATCTTTTCGCTTGTTTGAAACTCTATGTCTTGCTGTTTAAATTGCATCAAGCCAGTTACCCTATAAGCGTCAGATATTGGAGCTCTCGTATATTTTATGCGATATGCAGGCATATCTAACATATAATATCTAATAAGATATAGCCATGAGCACAAATAGTTCTGTGGCATGGCTTCGTATGTATAGATATACTCATCGTCTCTCAGACCAGAAACAGATACAATAGGAACTTTTCTAGTATCTTTATCTGCTATCATCAGAGCAAAGCCATCATTAGAAAATTTATCAGGAGCATATAGCATTAAATCTATATCTGCTGAAAATACTTCTGAATTAACTTCCTCTATTTTATCAGACTGCGTATATACTGACTTGACATCTATCTCAACATCATCAAATGTGTCAGTGGAATCATCCATCCAGTTAAATTCATATCTAGAATTTAAGTCATCTTTATTATAGCTCGTAGCTTCTTGTGCGTATAAAACTATTTTTCTGTTAAATTTATCATATTTTTTAGTTAAATCAAATTGCAAAATAGGATTTGAATATGACAAGCCTTTCATAAAATATGAAATGTGCTCAATTCTTAATTGATTATTGTCATCTATATACCAGTAACATCTAAAACAGTCTCTTAACATATTCATGACTTGTTCAAATGTTATTTCTGCTTTTTGTGCAGCTTGGTCATAATTACCTTTTAGCACATTTGATTTTGGAGCAATGTATGGAACATATTTGGCACTATGCCAACTGATTTGTATACCACCATAAAAGAACATGCTATATTCACTAGTAGCCTCAAACTTTATAAGTGGGTCTATTTTATGCAATAGTGATTTTATCACGTCTGCTAATGAAAAAGCATCTTTCAGAACAAACTCTACTCTGAATTGGTCTTCAAATAAAACCCATTCATCAGGAATAATTGCCCAGAGTGAAGTATTAGCCCATGTACTTCTACTTATAGGAACAGGCATGTGCTCAGTTTTTGTCACAGTATTTACAAAATTATTGGAAAAATATTCTCCGTAATCATTTCTTCCATATTTCGTAGGATGCTTCACGGTATATCCAGTTTGTTTCACTTGTAACCCTGTCATACCAATACATTTTCTATAATTGACTCTCTCAGATACGAAGTCATCTTTTGGTAAGTCGTATAGCGTTTTAGTTTGTCCTGTAGATAATTCTACAACTGTATCAACATCAGCTAATATACGTGCCCAAATAGTATAATCAATCAAACAGTCCCTGAGATTAAAAGCATCAGTATTATCTACTTCCTTTTTGAGTTGATAATTGGCGTTGCTGTTTGAACCAAATACTCCATCAAACTTTTTGGATGAATAGTTTGTGCAGTATACATTTTTTGATTTAAGATTTGGAGTGCCAGCACTTCCGAATACGTGTTTATCTCTAAATCTTATCCAATATAATGAATCTCTGTTTTCACCTGATATATTATCAGGACGGGTGCCGGTAGCAGCATTCAATATATTATAAGGCCATCCTGGTTTTCCATAACCAGCTTTTTCTGTATCTGTTAGTGGGTCTAGCAACAATACTAGATTTTTATTTGTAGTATGAACCCACATATAGCCATTATAACTTTCATCTCTTATATAAGTTCCAGCAAAATAATTTGATTGCTCCTGTTCTACAATTATTTCTTGTTTTGTAGAATTCTCAGTAAAATAGTACTTGTACTTAAGAGCATCAGCATCATCTATAGCTTCATTAACATCTTGTTCCCAGTATGTTCCATTGGCATAACAAGACACTGAATTAGCACCTTGTATATAGAACTGATATAGTAAGCGTTTAGTCAATGTTAACGGTGTTATAGCTGGTGAAAGCTTAATCAAATCATAAGTATTATCGTACTTATCCATAAGCTTTGAGTATCTATCTATAGGAGATAACTTCAGCTCGATTGAATGCCTAGTATCATCAAGCTTACAATCTGTTTCAGCAAAAGAATTTAAAGCTAATACTCTGCCTTCATTATTTGTTATTATCAACAAATATTTAGTCTCTAAGCTTCGTGACTTTATAAAATCGTAGTCTGTACCAAATATTTTAATAGAACCTTCTAGTGAGCTTCTAAAAAATACTTGACCAGTTTCCTTTTTGTATTTGTTTTCAAGCTTGCTATAGTGCGGCTCTTGCAATTTAAAGCCTGAATAAATCCAAACGTGTGTAAGCATGTCATTAATTTCAGTACTAGTCATCTGTGACAATTCCTGCTCAGAAATATCCAGAGTAAAATCGCATCTGATATACTCAACTTTCTTCTGTATGTCGTTATCACTATATGCGAAATATTCAAGGTTATTAGCCTGCATAGTAGTATAGCCTAAATATTTTACATCTTTGTCATACATAAAAACTCTTATTCTTTTCACGCTTACTATTTCAGGAGCAAATACGCTGAAAACAGGAATGCCATTTCTGTTATCTGGTCTTAATCTAGTTAACCAAGATGTAACACAGTATTGACCTACACTAACAGAACTTTCAAACTCACCAGTATCTACATTAAACTGACCGTCTGTGGCTGTTTGCTGTTCTCCTCTAAGCAAATAAAATATATTGTTGTTCATAAAGCTTATAAATCTAGATAGACTTTAAATTTTAATCTCTGAGACTTTAAAATTTATATATCTTTATAATTTATAATTCAATATAATTTAAAGTCCCAGAGATTATAAAAATAAAGCACTGGGTTAACTATTTATATATCTCTTCACGTTACCTTTGATAATGAGAGTTCTACCATCTCCCAAAGGATAAATACGCTCAGAATTTTGTTTTTTAATAGCTTCTACACTTCTTTCAATATTTGTCAAGTCGGTGGTTGTTTCAACAGTCACCATTTGTGCTTGTAAGCTGTCTGCTTTATTGAAAGCTCGTGAGAATTTATTTTCAAATGTGCCTTTGTTTAGACTGTCAACAATATCAGGAAGTACACGTCTATATTTACGAGTGTTTCGCTTGTTTATAATAGCCATGGCCTCACCGCCTTCTGCTCTCATATTTTTACCTTCAGAATTTTTCTGATGCAAATCTATATCATTGCCAGAAGCATGAGAACCTCCTTCCAAGAACTCAAGACCACCTTCTCCATACTCTTGATTTGCTGCAGCTGTAGCTTGTTTAGCTTTTACTTTAGCAACAGCAAAACTAGTCCACATAGTAGCAATAGCTGCTAATGCAAGAGCTGGGCCGATAATAGGAATACCTGACATAGCTGACCAAATATTAGCAGATGCTGTTATAAGAGATGATGCTTGTACAACAGTGTTAATAGCTTCTTGACGTTTTTGTGCTTGTTCAAGAAGTTTTTGCTTTTCTTGCATATTCTTCTTTTCCTGTTGTAGCTCTTTCTTTTTAGTTGCAACTTGATTTGCATAACCGTTATTGCGTCCTTCTACTTCAGCATCATAGGCTTTTTGTGCTGCTTCTACCCGCTTTTCAGCTGCGTCAACAGCTGCCTGGGCGATGTCAACTTCTGCTTGAGCTATTTCTTGAAGATTGCTCACAATTTGGCTACATGCATCATTCCAAGCTTGAATGCCCTTATCATCAAAGCCCATATATGAAAGCAAAAATCCGGTTACACCGTATTTACCTATACGGCCTATTAAGCTTAAGCTGCTTTTACGTAACTTTTTTTGTTCATCTTCAAGCTTTTCAACTACATTGTGAGCTTCATCAATCTGAGCTCGTGACCAATCAAGAGCTCCAGATTTAGCTAATCTTATTTTTTCCTTCCATAAAGCAATTTCTTGTGTCAGCTCGTAATCTTTAATTTCATCGGCTGTATGTACAGCTAAATCAAATTCAGATTTTGCTAAAGCCTGTTGTTGCTGGAAATTTTGCAGTCTGTTAGAACCAGACACAGATAATTTTTGCTTATTGAATTTAGCGTTAATACTAGTTTCAGATTCCTGCTGTTCAACTGGCTTGGCTCTATTTTTAGCCAAAGCTAGCTTTCTAGCATTTTCAACTTGCTCAAGAAGTAACTTTCTCTCTTTTTTAGTACCTTTCTCTACAAGATACAACTGTTCTTGTATTTCCTTAGCACGCAAATCAAGAATAATCTGGTCATATTTGGCTTCAAGCTGTGCTCTTTCTTGATGCCAAGCAGCCAATTGTTCAGGAGTAGCTTGTCCTGTAATTACAGTCTCTGCTTGACCACCTTCTGAAACTGTAGTAGCTTTTGTAGTATAAGCTGCTTCACGGTCATCAAGCTGTTGTAATCTAAGCTTTTTCTCCTTCTCGATTTCAGCTGAAATAGTATCATATCTAAACTTCATAGTCTGACGAAGTTTAGTCATGCTATCTATTTGTCGTTCATCTTCAATATCTTGCAAGTCGAGATTGAGCTTTCTCTGAGTATTCTTGATAATAGCTGCAATTTCTTCTTGTTGTTTCTGAACCTGGCGTCTTTGTTCATCTGTAAGAGGCTTATTACCTTTTTTGCCTGCTAAGAAAACTTCATTTTTACGGAATTTTTCTTGCATCTCTCTTATAGTAGCCTCAGCAGAATCTACAGCTTCTTGTTTGCGTTTTTTAAACTCATCACGCTGTAATGCTGTGATGCTAGCCTCATACTTCTTTTGAATTGTAAGGTCATTCTTAAAGATAGTATCAGTTAAATCACGTTCACGAGGTGTACGAGTTTTCTTCTTTTTATCACTTGCTTTATGATATTCTTCTATGCCTGCATCTTCCAACTGTTTTCTAAATTTTCGCAAATTATCCTGGGAAGCTTGCACATATTGGTCACCCTCTTTATTTAAAGCATCAACCTCAGATTTAAGCATCTCTAAACGGGCTTTCCTACGTTGTTTAGCAGTTTTAGCTATTTCCTGGGCTTGGCGAGCTCCTGCAGTAGGACCTGTTCCAGTTGTGCTTATATAACCAACACTTGCACCTGCTTGGTCTGCCCACGATGGTCCTTTAGCTAATTCTTCGTCTAACTCTGCTTGTTTTTGTAAGGCCTCATTATATTTGTCAGCTGCTAGTTTCATGCCAGCTGCAGCTTTGGCTCTATACTGTAAAGCTATAACCAGAGCAGTTGTATTTTTAACTAACACATTTTCTGCATCATTTACATCATTTATAGATACTCCTAGGTTATGAAATTCTTCTCTGTTATCTTTTATAAATTGCTTTTGTTTTTTAAGATTTCCACCAAGTTCTTGCCACTTATCACCTAATACTTGTAATTGTGCTACATTTTCTCCAAAATTAGCATTCGTATTTTTAAGCTCTTGATTTATATTATGAAAAGTTTCAGACATTGATTCAGCAGTAGCTTTACCTCTTATTGCTTTGCCAATCCAAGTAATTATTTCTTTTCCGTTAGCTGACAGTGCATATAACACGAGCACAAGAGCAGTATTCCAGCTAAATAAAGCCTTAGCAATAGAACCTGCTACAGAAACTGTAGGCTTACCTTCAGCTCGTAGTTTTTTATTCTGTTCTACTACTTTTTTAATTTCATCAATAACAATAGGCACGTTGTTAGAGATACCAAGGAAGAATGTATTGAGAGATACAGCCGCTGCAGGAAGTTCTCGAACTACTTGAGATATAGATACGCCGAGGCCATCCCACGATTTAGCATAGTTACCAACACTAAGTCTGTGGTTTCCAGTGGCTTCCTGAAGCCGTATCATTTCTTTATATATAGCAGCTGTTTCTTGTTCAAGTTTTTTGCCAGTATCGGTAGCTGAACGTTCAGCGGCTGACATAGCATTCAATTTAATCTTGTTAAGAGCATATTGGGCTGCCAATCTGTTATAAGAGCCTTCAGCAGATTGATTAATTTGAGCTTGATATTTCGCAGTCTGATTAAGAGCCTTTGTCTGCAAATCAAGTTCTCTGACCTGGATATTTGTAGCATCTACCGCTTGATTATATCTATTTTGTGCTTGAGTAAGAGCATCGACTTGAGTTCGTTGAGCTGTATGAGCTGTCATTACTTCACGAATTTTAGCCTTCAATTCAAGGTAACGCTGGCCCTCTTCAGACTGTAAATATGCTAATTTCTCTTCAGCTTTCTGTACTTTAGAAATCTGAGTAACGTGAGCTTTAAGTTGCTCATCCATAGCTGCCAGCTTGGACCTCTGTTCGTTAATTTGACGAATAATATCATCACCTCTAGAAGCTCTCTGCTGTGCCGACATGTTTTTATACAAATCGATAAGATGCTTGAGGTGTATTCTTATTCTTTCGTATGAACCTGCTTGTAATTCAAGTGCTTTCTTACTCTCAGCTGTAGTTCTATTTAAAGCAGCTGTTTTAGATTTTAAGTCGGCAACTTCTTTGCCTATATCGGTTTGCGCAAATTCATACTCTTTTTGAGCTCTTTCTAGTCTTTGAGCTGCTCTAGCTGCATCATCTAAAGCTGCACGACCTTCTCTGGTAGATGTGCTCATGTTTTTTATAGCATCTACCATCTCAGAAGAACCTTTCTTTATAGCAGCAACCATATCTCCATAACTATCTATGAGTAGCTCTAGAGACGTAGTAATCTTATCTATAGAACCATCTGACTGTATGAGGTCACTTTCTTTTATTACATCATCTGCCATAATTATCTATGTTTAATACGTTTATAAGCTTTAGCTTCAGCATCGAGCTGAGCTTTTATGTTATTAATTGTCGTATAAAATTGAAGAACAGTCATGCATTTAGCATTTAAATTGGCCTTCTGACCAACTAGCATGCATAAACTTTCAAACTGTTTATCATATTTTAATTCAAATGAATTTTTACCAGTAAATATTCCTGGCTTATAAGATTTAAGCAGAGACAAGTCTATATCAGCTATCTCTTCGGTATATTCTTTGTCCTCTATAATACCTTTTAGCTGCAAGATTGTTCTCTGCTTAATCTTTTCATACATCATTTTTTCTTTTGCTGAATCAAAATTATCTGGAAAATATGTTTCTAATTCTGTCGAAAGTTTTTTTTTCAACTGAAACAGTATTTCCACGATAGAACCGTGTTCTGCTTTTTTTAAATCTGATAATAATTCTTGCAAACTAGTATCAGACTGGCTTTCTACTTTTTTTCCATCTATACTATGTATGAGAGCTGTAAAAGCCATATATTTTGGAGATATTCCACTTACAATCATGTGCATGTTTTGCCTCATATTCTGAAGCTCTTGCATAGCTTTTTTCTTATCTCCAGAATTAATAAGTTTTGCAATTTGCACTATATGCTCATCAACTGAATCTATGTCAGAACCAAGTCCAGCATCTATAATAATATACTTATTATATTTCTGAAAATTTTCAATCGGCATCTCATCAATTGAATCGTATAACTTTATAGTTTTATTAGCTAATGATATTGTTTTCATATTAAAAATCTTGTTATAGGAGTTGCAAACACCGGTACATAAAAATACGATGGGTCAAGCGTAATTAGTACCATTGTAATCGATATTATGACATTAAGCCAGAAACCTAAACAGAAATCACAATCAAGCATTTTAGCTATAAGTGTGAAATCAATATTATCACACTGGTCTCTAAGCCAATATCTGAAACCTGATTTGCTCATAAATAATTCTACAAATGTTGAGAATAGAGCAATTAAAACTATTTGATATAACGTTGGCATAATTCTCTAGTTGTTATTGTGAACTCAAATCTCAATCCAGAATATGGATGCATAAAAAATAGCTTATCCATTGACTGAATATCTTGACCCGAATAAACATAGCTGTTATAAATCTTTTCAAGTGAATACCCTTTATAGATATTTTCGAATCTCTCATAAACTTTGTCGATTGTAAGTCTACCTGTTTGTTTAATGAGACCTGGAGTAGTAAGAACTCTAATAATCTCATCTTTCACCTCTTCAGAATACATTGCATCACTATCGGCAAAAATAGTATTTAGATTGAACCAAAAAACTATAGCTCCTGAAAATGTAAACTGTGGTGTAGATTGAACTACTTGAGTAATATTCTGTGCATCATAAATATCAAACCAGCAAAAATTACCATATTGGTCATTTGGAAGTAAAGCAGCATATTCAGATTTTCCTATATATGCAGCTGGATATATGAACTTTCCTCCACCTTCCTGGTGTTCAACTAACTTATAAGAACGGCCAAAAGCATAATCAAGCCATTTAAGCTTTTCTTCCAATGTTTTTTGAATATCTTGTATAACCTTATCTAGCAACACAGGATTTTCTTTCATTGGAATGATTATGCCACGTTCTACATTATTCTTCTTCTGTGCCATTTTGTAAATATTCTTTAAGCTTAGTTGCTAATTCTGGTCTTATGTACTTGTATATGATATTTTTCAAATTCTCTTTTGTAAGCTTGAGAATTTTTGGTCCGTATTTATTTTTCAGATATTTATTTTTATCGTCTGTACTCGTCAAATAAAAACCGTCAACATCATATATAAGTCTCAAAGACTTATACCACTTTCCTGTATCTTTAAGTGTTACTCTATTATAAGGTTGTCCTTTTCTAATTTTTCGTTTTATAGTACTTGGAGCGTAAGGAGCATAAGACATAATCTCGATATTGTCTCCGTTTACGCCTCTGTCATAAAGTTGGTCTTCAGTAATAGCCTCTATAACTTCTTGCTCGTGGGCTAATACAGTTTTAACGAGTTCCCTACCAAGGACCTCATCGAACTTTCTTAGTCTATAAGCTAAGTTTTGAATAGATAAACCATAATACCGAGATGCCATCTTATATAGACCTGTATTTAATTCCGTTATTCACGCATGGTAAGCACACTCTGTCTAATCCTTGCGTACTAATGCATAAAGCCTTTAAAGCAATATCTAATTCATATGAAAGACCTGACTGTCTCATGTTACTAGCGTCACCGTCTAGCTCTGTTAAAATATCCAACTTGGAGGCATTGATAGAGTGCCTGTTAGTCCTAACATTAGGATTGTAAGCAAACTCTCGTAAAAAGTCTATAGCTACTTGCTTTGAAAGCACGTCCTGAAATATTGCTCTCTGATTAATAATAAAGTCAGTCAAATCACAATATGCTGAAACTTCAAGATTAATGCCGTAGTTTTTATCATAAGTGAAGTTCATCATCTCAGGGTCAAATTCTTCATCTTCTGATATGTAGAATGGATGTACTTCAATATATCTAGACCACGCTTGATATGCTAAAAACTCACTTCTAGAACAAGCTTTACACGGACCTGTAGACCAATCTCTATCTTTATAGATAGCTTGTGCATTTTCAGGAAGCTCTGATTGCTTATATACTAAATACCAACTACCTCCAGCATCAGTATTAGCACTTTCATAAGGCAATAAAATATTGTCTTTTGGTTTAAACCATTCAAGACTATTAGCCTTAGTTTTCTCAAAAGTAAGGGTGTAAATTGGCTCTGGGTTACTAGAATGGAAAATATACAGAGTATAAGAACCAGGTTCTGTCATCTGGAGACCAATCTTATCAATTTTAACCGTAACACCTTTAGAGCGAACAGTATCAATCTCAAATCCTACTAACTTATTGCGGTTTTCAATCTTATTGGTAAGTCTACCTGTTCCATCAAACAGAATTTTGTTTTCAATAAGAGACTTTGAAGCTTTATCAGCTAATTTCATACTGATAAACTTGTTAACAAGTTTTACGATACTAGCTCTGGTTTTATCTTCAAGCCATTCTGAAAATGGATTTGTCTTAATCCAATAATCAGTATCTGAAATATCTGTTTCAGCTGGAACATTTTGAAGAGCTTTGTATAGAGAATCATCTACTCGAACTACCTCTCCAGATTTATAAGTCTTATTTGCATCATAGACTTGCCAATTGTAATTTTGAAAATCAGGGGCTATACTTCGTAAGTTATCCAATGTGAGAAGAGGATGAATCTGCTGAAAATACATACCTGATTCAGTTTGCGTTAGATTATCAGATAGCACAATATCTGACAAATCATAGTTCTGTTTCCATCCTACTAGATGAAGCATTTTATCTTGTATATCTGCTATTCTTATCATGATTATATTTCAGTTTAAAGTAAAAAACGGGAGGAACGAGACCTTTTCATCAGTCCGTCCTCCCGCAGGACCCCATCAAAAGCTAATAACAACTAAAAGCCATTATTAGTTTCTTCTAGATTTATATTAGATATTCACCCCAAAGAAAGATTACGCTGTTGGAGGAGCTACAACCTGCTGTACAGGAACAGCATAGTGAGCATTTTCACTAGAAATGTTGAAGCCGATGATTGGACTAGCCAAAGTCTTAGCATCACTGTTATAAGAAGTAAGGAATGCAATGTCAACTGCAAAACCGTAGTGCTCCTTACGAGTACGTGTCATATCTGCTGTTGCATCACCGGCAATGGCTGAATAATCACCTACTGAATCATAGAAGTATGTACCGCAAGGAATGTTAAGCAATGGCAAAGTTGCAATGCCCCACTCGTGACCATCTCCAGATACTGTACCGAGCAAGCAGTCACGCTCGAAACGAGTCATAAATCCGAGAGAACCCGAGTTAATGGCATAACCCTGTGCGTACTTCTTCGCTGCAAGTGGCATGTTGTTAGTCAAATGAATAATCTTGTTGCCAAACTCATTCTGCTTGTTAACATCGTTGTACAAACCATGCTGCTGGAGCTTACGCATGATAGATTCAACACCTGCATCACCTACAATGTGAAGCTGACCAAAGAAATCGTTAGCAGCCATAATAGGCTCAAGGTCACCAAATACGTTTTCACGCTCAGTCCACTTTGCATTGATGACGTTACCAGTCTTGTCATACAAAAGAGGATTTTTGATAACCTGTGTCTTAGCTGCTGCCAACTTAGCGAGAGCATCCTGGTCAAGCTTCTGAGCAAGCTTGTAAATATACTTCATAAGCTTGGTTTCAAAGTCCTTCTGGATGCCAATCTCATTGTTCATGTACATTGCTGGGGCAATAGTAAAGCCAAAAGCATAGGTAGCAAAACTAATCTGAACCATCTTAGAAGTATTTTCGCTGTCAGCAATTGTAAGAGTACGGGTGCTACCAATGGTAATATCCTTATCGTAGTCAATTACTGGAGTTTCGAGGATGTTGCCAATAGAAGTACGTGCCTTCTGCTTAAGTTCCTCGGTAAGAATACCGGTAGGGTCATTAGACTGCTGAATAAAAGCGTCAAGAGCACCATATCGGCTAGGACGATACTCGTACTTATCCAAGTTCGAGTTTGAACGAATGTTCTGAATTCGTGTTAGTACTAAACTCATAGTCTCTAAATTTTAAAGTGTTAATATTTCGTACTGGTATAGCGCATTACCCTTGTACGCCACTCAGCTTATATTTTTATCGAATAGGAAGCTCTGATACATTGTTCTCATTTCTGATTTCAAGTACCTTGTTGCCAAATTCTACATTGTCTCTTGTAAGGCCTGTAGAAAGCAGATAATTCTCAATCTGAGTATCAGCCTCAAGCTGTGTCTTAGCACCAGACAAATCAAGAGTTGTACCGCTTCCTCCATTTTGATTGCCAAGAGGTTTAGTACCTCCACCTGGTTGCTGCTTACCTGTATCAATTACATCCTTGAGACTAGTCTCCATAATAAGCTCATTAAGCGTATATGGATTGAGATTATTTTTAGGATTATTGAGAGTATTACCGTTTTCATCTCTGAGAACAAGCTTCTTATTGCCATGTCCATCATCAATAAAATCAGGAGTACCTTTTGCAAGAATTTCATCTTTTGCGGCTGACAACAAAATCTTCTGAACAGATTCAGCGATTCCAGCTTTAAATTTGATACCTGCTGTTGCATTTGCAAACGCGAAACCGACTTGCATGTTTTTCTCTTTAGCTTCATAATCTTTTTTAGCATTATCAAGCTCTTCGCCTTTTGCGGTAAGCTGAGTCTGAAGTTGAACTACCTGATGCTTTGCATCTTTGAGCTGCTGTTTGAGTACTTCGTCAGAACCACCAGCTGCAAGTTTTGTTTCAAGCTCAGTAACTTTCTTTTTAGATGCTTCAAGCTGTGCAGAAAGTGTCTTAGTGCTGTCAAGCTTGGTTTTGTAATCACCTAAAACACGTTTGAGATAATCGTAACTCTTTTCACCGTCAGTTTTAGCAATGCCTGATACATTTAAAATATCAGCATCATACTGGCCGTGAAGAGCTCCAATCTTAGTTCCAATTACAGTAGCTTCATCGTTTTTTGAAATCTCTGCAATTGTAGCTTTTTGTGCATCTGTAAGAGCACTCAAAGCTGGATTTTGATTAAGCATTTCAATTGTTATCATACTAGCTTTTTGATTTAATCTTCTGGTACTGCAACAAGTGCCGCTGCATCACCAAATGGGTCATTAATAACATCCGTAATCTCATAGCCGAGACGACGATAAGATTCTTTGAATAACTGCCACTCACCGTATGTGAATGAAACAGGCTGAGGAGGATTTATCTCTTTACCTGTTCTACGGCTAAAACGATTGCCGAAAGCAATTTTAAGCTTTACGAACTGAGAATCTTCTCCAGACTGGTTATTCGCATTCTGTGCATTCTGCTTCAAAGCCTCTTCTACGATAGCGAGGCGCGTTTCAGCAGTTTTAAGTTCTTTGGCGTTATCATCAAACTCCTTTTTCTGCTCAGCAGTAAAAGCATCAGGGTTATTCAACTGAAGCTGCTGAAGTTCCTCCTGACGGTCTTTCAAGTCTTGAATCAACTCTTGGAGCTCCGCCTTGTTCATCGTTTTGTTTGACATATTCTAATAATTTATCTTTAATAATTTTAATCTTTTCACGCAGTGGAAGAGAAGAACCAAATTCTACAATGTCAATATTCTCTCGCTCAAATTTTGATATAAGCTCTGAGAAGTTAACCTTGAGCTTCACGTAATTTACATTAAGCAAACTTGCATTGTAAAGCTTCATTACCTCATCGAGCGTCTTATGAGGATATGGCTCTAACTGCTTCAATATAAGCATTCTCTGCAATACGAGTGGATTGTTGCGATATTCCACTTCGAGAATTTGTTGCATTATAGCATCAAGTTCTGTTTCAGTGGCTCCACTCTCTTTAGCAGATTTATACTTAGAATAGAGTTCTTCGACAGTGAAGACATAAAATTCTGTGCCCCAACTTATAGATGATGATATGAAATTATCTCCATAACGAAGTTTGCATATCGTGTCTTCTACGAACTTCTGAGCTTGTTCGAAGTCCGTCTTCAAAGTGTTAAGAACAGCTGTCTTGCTTTCAAAATTAGCAGCAACCTGCGTCTCGTTGATAGCCTCCTTTTCAGACACAGCTGCATTGCCACCCGCTCCTACTACAGAGACCACAATCTCGTCGTGAAGTCTGCGGACCTCTTCAACGTTGTACTCGAGACTGTTCTTATCAATTGTAGTAATCTGGACAGGATTACGCATATCCGCTATGCCCTCTGTCTGATTAGGAACTGGTACCTCTAAGAAGGAACCAGGACCAGCTATACGCTTTTCACCGCAGCAAGGACACTTTTTTACTGTTCCATCAGCATTAATCTCATACTCACCGTTTGAGTTTCTCAAGAAACCGCCATCACAGTATTCACCTGTTTCGTTGTTCTCGAAATTGCAATCTGCCTCATAAGCCGAGTAAATAGGATACGGAGCATACAAGTCAAGATGCTGTTTAGAGATAGAGAAGAACAGATACCAGTCCAGTCGAGATAATTCCTTTGTAATTGGGTTTTTCTTGATGTCTGGATATTTTTCATTAATAGGAGTTGTCCAGAAGAATCGTGCTGGGCAAAATCCTAAATCGTGAATAGCCTCTGTTACCAGAGACTCAATTTCATTCTTCTCATTAAGCTGATAAACTCTTATTGAAGTACTGTCAAAGACCGCTATTCTATGTTCTGGCTGTTTGAAAACAAGCCAGTTAAAATTGGTAATACTCTTATCCGCAAATTCGTAATCAATAACATCGTCAATGTTGAGCCAATAGAAATATGGTTCTGGTCGAAAACCTGTTTGCTGCTTTGGGAGGTCAACCACAAGTATGCTGTTAGGCGAAACTTGCAATTGTTTCCACGCTTCAGTTTTCCAAATATCAGGCTCATGGAGAACATTCTTCTTGTAATCCAACCAATCTTCAAGCAGTTCAGATGATGTAAACTGATAAGCTGAACTTGAGTTTCTGCTATAGAATACTCGTTCAAGCTCTCTGTACACGTCATCTATTACTGCTGAAGTTGGAAGTGGATATTGAAACAGATGGACGAATATATTGTACTTATCTTTCGGAAGTAAATGAGATACCCAATCGAGAAATAACTGAGCTGAGCGATTATAGTCAAACAAGGATATGTTAGTTTCTGTGTGGAATCTAACACGTTGCTGAAGAGAAGAAGCTTTATTTATCAGCTGTCTTTTCTTTGGTCTCAGCAGAATTTCCTTTATTTGATTTAAGCTTAAGCCCATATTCTTCTGTATATTCGTATTCACTATCTTCAGGTACGTGCCAACCACCATTTAAAGCTGGTCCCATATCGAGAATTCTCTCAGCATGCGATATCTCAAATTCTCGTGAAATATCACCTGCTTCGAGACGTACCTTTTTTACTGGTTTTCTAACTTGTCGTACCATAATAAGTTTTATTTTTAACTTGAAACTGCGTTTGTGAGCTCGGTAAGTGGATTGTAATCAAGCGTGTCAGCCTTAATCAAAACAAGGTCATCAGACCAGTTAGGATAGAAGCTCCAGCTGATTGTATTGGAATCTGGTTCCTCATAACCGCCGAGGTTCTTATCACCTACGAAGAACTTATCAACAGGAATAGGCTCATAATTTGCATCCTTTCCGTCAGAATCGATAGCTCCAATGTTGCCATTCTCGTCAATCAGGAACACACCAATCTTCTCACATGAGTAAGATTTAAGTGTTTTAATAACCGACTGAGCTTCCTGGTAGATAATGCCAGTAAACGTAGTTGGCTCGCGACCGATAACAATCTCAACACCCCCAAGTGTCTGGTTACCACCGCCGAATGTGCGAGCATCACCCGGCTCAGTTGTTGGATTCTGGATGTAAGGAGAAATAATAAGCTTAGTACCGTCTCCAGCTGCAAAAAGAGGTGTCATTGTAGCTTTCTTAGCAATTGTTTCCTTAGGAATCTTATTCTTAACACCTGTAGAGCTGAAAATACGGGTAAAAATAACTTTCTGAATCTGTCCAAAGCTTTCTTTGCACTCAGCAATCTCAAGGTCATTGAGATGCTTACCTGCTGGACATCCGCAATTCAATCCCATATTTGTCTAATATTAATTTGTTAATAATGTGCAAAGCTAAGCAGTGAGTGCAAAAGCTATGCGTTAGTTGCAGATGCAGGACTCGAACCTGCGACCTTTAGGATATGAACCTAACGAGCTTCCAACTGCTCTAATCTGCGATAATAAGGCGGCTCCCATAGGTTATACAACCGTGGTTTGCCGCCGTTTGTTACGATTTATGATTTACCCTACACTTAGCCCTCGCTAGAGGAATCGAACCTCTCTAGTCACCGGACGGACATGGCCACCGAATGGACCTAATGTGACTAGTTCACCAGAACGAGGATGTGGCTCTCCGCTGAGAGCCTTTATGATTACCAACTACCCTATGTAACTAATAAAATTCATGTTACCGTGAAAACGTGTTTCCTTAAAAAGTATTTACCTATGTTTTATACTGCAAATATACTAAAAAAATTTGAAACTATAAAATTTTTTATGTTAAAAATTGTTAACGGATATAAAATTAATTTCTTAGCCTTATTCTACTAGTATTATGCTTTCTACTGTGCATCTCCATAACACCAGTTAAAGCATCAGGAGCATCATCGTGTTGTTGTTTCTTGTTATCTTTACGATACGACATAAGAGCTGCATAGAATTTAGGCCATTTTTTCTCCCAACCTTCTGGAAACAGAATATCACTTTGACACATTCCAGAGTTAGTGAATATACGTGTGGCTTTTTTCTCAGTCTGTGTAAACGTTCTAACAGCTGTTCTAAAGTTTCTATATGTTACGCGCAATATTTTCTTAACATTTCTAGAAAAACCTCTACCACCGTTGTTCGATTCTATAAGAGCTGATACAGTCTGATTTCGTGTTAACATCTCTGCTGTCTTCGGCTCAGTTTTTTCCATTGGCGCATCCGTGAACAACACATCTGTAACATACGCATATTCAGGTGTATCTATAAAACAAATGGAACACAAATTATCAGCTCCAGTATCAGCCGTATCAGTATAATTCCACTTATGAGCGGCTTCTCTGCCTTGTGGCAACTGGTCTTTACTATAAGTCTTAAAGCCTTCTGAATACATAAGACCTTCTTTAGGAGTAGGGTCCTGCATATACTGAGTATCAAACACGAGAGGGTTAATCTCTCGCATGTGGTCAAGTTCTTCAAGTGTATGCTTCATAGGCCACAGCGCGTGGCGCTCATGAGTATCAGGGTCCTCTTGTATAGCCGGCAATGATAGAACTGTCCACTCATCAGGTTCTATTTCTTGCAAATATCCACACAAATCATGTTCGTGTAGTCTCTGCATGATTATGATGATAGGAGTATTACGGCTATTTGTACGGTTACGAATCGTGTTTTCGAATCGTAGATTAATGCGCTCACGTATTATGTCTGAATCGGCATCTTCAGGTTTGATAGGGTCATCTATCATAATAGCTCCTTGAAATACATTATGCTTAGCACCTATCTGCTCAAGCATTTCGTTCAGGTTCTCATCAAAAGTAAGGTTATCGGCTGTTTCAGAACCTTTGATTGGTTCCTCCTCATCTACGTTACCAGCACCAAAACCAGTTACCTGGCCTTGTGTTGAAACAGCATACATTTCTCCACCTGCTGCTGTTCTCCATCGCTTATTGGATGCTTTCTCTTTTTCAAGTTTGGACTGTGGAAACAGTTCTTTATACAAGCTTTCTTGCATAATGGACCTTACTGTGTCTGAATTATCTGCTACAAGCACATCAGAATATGATAGATGCAAGAATCGGCATTTAGGATTTAAAGCAAAACACCAACTTATAAAAGACTTAATAACGAGTTCTGTTTTACCATATCGAGGTGCAATATTGATGATAAGTTTTCTGCACTTGCCATCTACCACATCCTGTAATGCCTTTATAATCTTCTCATGATGCTCAGCGACAATGAAATTTCGCTTATACTGAGCTTTAAACATAGCTTTAGTATACGCCTTGAATGACGATAGCATCTCAAGGCGTAACATCTCTTTAGCATTCACTGTATCACGCTTAAGAGAATCCGCATTTATAACTCTCTGCTGCATTTCAGAGAGTGTTCTTTTTGGAGCTTTCATACGTATTATTGTAAATATGGCTGAGTTTACAAGGCAAGATTGCGATAAATATTATATATGAGTATTGTATTAACCTGAATAAACTCAGCCATGATATTTTATATTGTTTATATTATATAATAATGTATGGGGGCGGACGTGCACGGGCACCCGCGTAACTAAACGGTTTCATACTTGAAAAATAAGAGAACATAGTAGTCTATTTAAGAAGTGACTCTCTAATCAGTATATAAGCCTCTCTAGAAACTGGTGTATTCGGTATGATGCCTGCTGCTTTAGATTCTTGTGGTAAATCGAGTAACATTCCAGTCTTTCCAAAAATACGGTCCCAGAGTTTCTCAACTGTCTGGATTTCTCCAATTTTAGAGTCATTCATGAGACGTTTAACTATTATTCTGATAGCGAGAGGTGTTTTCTCATTATTGTATATGGCTTGAAGCTGTTTCTGATTAGCTGTAAGAAGACAAGCCAATAAATTAGCTGTATCATTCTTAGTTAACTGCAAATCGAGATTTATATTGAGTGAACTGAGAAGCTTTACTACCTCTGGACGCGTTGTGCCTTGAGAGAGCATAATCTGTTTTGCAACGTTCTCAGCCATAGGCTGATGGCCATGGGCAATAGCTTCGGCATTTGCCAATTCTATTACGTCTTCAGCAGGTATATGCTTATCTTCATCCTCAAGCTGCTTGAATGCAGCATCTCGGGCTTCTTGCTTTCGCTGTTTATATACCTGAACAGCTTCTCTTGCAGCTTGGCCTTCAGCAGCTCTAGCTAATCTGTACTTAGCTTTTGCTAGCTCTTGGGCTGTTTTTCTGTCATGTATTGATTTGGACTTATCTTGGACCATGGAAGCTCGTTGCTTGAGACCATCTGTGCCTAATAAGTCTGATGAATCTGGTAATATATCAGAAATGTCATCATTAATTCTATCTACGCTTTTCATTGTCTAATTTTTAAAGTAAATCTGAGATGTCATCGCCTACATTTAGGTGGGCCATATATCTAACATTCCATAAAAGAGGTTTTCTACCAGCTGAACCACCATATCTTATTTGTATATTCTGGTTTATAGGTGCTAATAACTGTATAAGGCCTTTTGCTAAAGCGTTGTTATCTGGTAATCTTAAAGCCAATCCAGATATTTTTGTGTCATAAGTTTTAACTATGCCGAATATCAGATTATTTATTATTTGTCTTCTATCATTTGGTAATTGGTGCCATGAAGTTGGTATTTTAAGTTTATTTCTCCACTTCTGATTCTTGTCTGGCACTAAGCGTTGTTTAGCTAGTACTTCACTAAGTTTATTGCCCCATAAATAGTATCTGTCTGGACAAGAGTCGCTGTCTAGTGTGGTGAAAGGAATTCCAAGTTCAGTGCAAGCATTAGAAACAGTTGCTACAGCTGTTTCTTTCATATTAGAGCCTATAAATGATATATAAACTCTACTAGCACTGCAGTAGTAACCTCTTATAAGTAAAGCTGTAGTGAGTAAAATCTCAGCATTTGAAAGTTCGTCTGCGTTAACACAGACTTCATAATTTTGTATCTTTGCCATAATAGTCCGTTATGTTTTAATTTCCTCTGCAAATTTACTAAAAAAATATGAAACCTCGAAATCTATAGAAAACTTTTAATAATTTTTAACATTTCTTTCTACGGAACTGATTCCAGTGGTTTAGCTTTGTTCCCGAACACTTAATACATTCTGACAAAAATGATTAGAAGGTTCATATACTATGGCGTTTTCGGAGTAAATCTATTCTATGAAAACGCCATAGTAAAAGTTTCTAGGACTCCATTAAAAACCATAGAATTTTTAATAAGTGAACTCAATCCGGATTCCATAAGTTATTGATTTTCAATTCTTTATAATAAAGTTAACCAAAATAACCTATAATCTATAACTAGCTAATAGAAATAACACTTTCATAGAAAAATACTAAGAAAAAGCATATAATTCCATAGAATGTTCTAAGAAAATTGATGATTCTGAAATATCTATATAGGCGAGATGGGCAACGGGCAACCATTTTCGGATTCGTAGTAAATCGGCATAAATCCTCATGAAAATTGTTATTCATTATATAGATTTGTAAGCGCAAAAGGTGAAACCTTGATTAATCGTTATATATCTCTGGTAAGAATTAAAATAATGAGCCTCAGAACCATTTTTATATTATAAACTATATATCTTTATTATTTTTATATTATAATGGCCCAGAGGTACACTACTTTCATCCCTGGGTGTGTTTTTAATATTTTTGGACCTCTATATACGCACGTAGGTGCATACCCATATACATTTATACTAATATAGCCAGTCGTCCAGTGAACCTATTTTGCGCAAATTTTTTTCTGAACAGAGTGCGCAATATAGAATTGAGCCTAAGGGCCCTCCTCATCAGTATTTTATGAATTGATGAGGCACATCTCTATCAGCCTTTTTGCAAGTCATAAGATATGTACAGCAGAATTTTTCAACTCAACTTTTGGATGAGTCTTTGAATAATTAGAGGGTTGCCAGGCTAAATGGTGTTAAGGGGGCCTAATTTTTATTAAATTTAATATTTATTAGGCTTTGCACCTACTAGCAATAATTAAAAAATATTAAATTATTCGCCTATTAGCCTAAAAATAATTATTTTTAATATTTATTCGCAATTAAATAGCTAGTAGGCACTAAAAAATCAGGCAAATTTAACTTAAATATTATTAAATTTTTAAATAATCTTGCATTTAGCCAAAAATAAACAAACGTTAAAATAAAAAAGTCAAAAAAATTAGGCTAATAATAATTAGCCTAATTTTTATTAAAAAAAGTAAAATCTATATATTCTTCAAGTTCGCTAATAAAATTAAAAAAATGTGGATAATTTTTAAAATAATTAATATTTATAGCAAAATTATAATATAATTTGTCATAATTAATATTTACTAATAAATTTTGCTTATCATAAAATAATTTAATTATTATATTATTATTATAAATATCGTGAACAAAATCTAATAAATCATATTTATTAATAATATTATTAAATTTTTTAATATTTTTATCTTTATTAATAAATTCAAATATTTTATAATAATCACTAAATTTATAGTCATTAGTAATATTTAGCTCAAGTGCTAAATAATCGAAGAAATGACTAAAAACTACTTCTTTTAAATATATTTCGTCTTTATTCATAATTATTAATATATTTTTAGAAATATTAGGCTATATTAATATAGCCTAATATTTATTAAATTAATCTAAAATTATTTTTTCTTCATCAATATTATAATATATTGACATAAGCAAAGAATCACTAATATTTGAGTCCTCTAAAGTTGAAATTTTATAAATTAAATAAATATTAGCATTTTTTGGTCCTTGTGAAATATTATTAAAAATATCTAAAATATTTTTTTCAACATAGTACTCACAATCACTTTTAAATGTGAACGAACCGAAATGATTACTAATATTATTTAATTTAATATTATTTATAAATTCTAAATATTTTTTAGAATCATTTAATATTTTTTGGTCTACTTCAACTTTATAGGCCTTAAAAGTGAAAGAACGCGAAATTTTAATTTTTTTCATAATTTTTCATAATTTTTAATAATTTTTAATTGTTTTTATATATTTTTAACTAACACTAAAAATATTAAAATATAATTAAAAAATTATAAATTTAATATTATTTAACCGTTGCTAATAAGCCTTAATTATTGCTAACGTTGTCCAATAAGTCAAAGAACACTAATAAATA